CTTCAAAAATTCTCCGGGGGATATTTTGGTGAAACAAAACGGTCATGGTCTTTTGCAGGGTTTATGGGTGGGCTCCCTTCTAGCTTGCTCTCTCCACGGACAATCTGCCATAGCTCCTTAAACTTCCTTTCCTTTGGGTTCTACGTTACTCACAAACTGCCTGTAAACCCTGCAAAAGACCATGATAACTAATACATAATGCTTAATTTTTTGCCGAAAGGAGGCTATGAAATGTCCCGAACTAAGGGAGAACAGCCAAAGAAGTCTTCGGATTTGACTAAAAGAAGGCGTGCTTTAACTCCCGAAGCAAGGGAGAATCAGCTCATAGCCCTAGCATACGATGTTGCAGAGCAGCAATTGCTCGATGGAACGATCTCTTCGCAAGTTTTAACGCAGCTTTTAAAGGCTGGATCAGCTAGAGGACAAGCAGAGTTGAAGAAAATTGAGAGAGAGAACGCTCTTCTTAAGGCAAAAGCCGATGCAATTCAATCTGCTCAGCAAACAACCGAGATTTATGCTAATGCTCTTGCGGCTATGAAAACCTATAGCGGTTTGGAGCCTTTCGATGGTGAGAACGTATAGCGAGTTGGTTACATTTAATGATTACCTTGATAGGTTTAACTACTTAAAACTGGACGGTAGAGTCGGAGTTCCGACTTTTGGATCTAGGAGAAGACTCAATCAGATATTTTACCACTCTGATGAATGGAAACGAATACGGGACAAGGTAATCATACGAGATCTCGGCTGTGATTTGGGTTGTGAGGATTATGAGATACATAGTACCATACACATCCATCATATGAATCCAATGATGGTCAACGATCTTACAGAATTTAATCCCGATATTCTTAATCCGGAGTATCTGATTTGTACTTCGTATAGAACACACAAAGCGATCCATTATGGAACCGCAGAAATGCTGTCAAAACTTCCGATAGAAAGAACACCGAACGATACTTGTCCATGGAAGTGAGAAAGGGGCGATCATATTTGGAATTAGAAGAGAGTATTCTTAATTCAATCAAACTTCAATTGGGAATCACAACAGAATACGATATTTTCGATCAACAGATCATCATGTCGATAAACACCGCTCTTGCTATAACCAATCAAATCGGAATTGGTCCTCCTGGTGGTTTTGCTATTACTGGACCAGATGAAACATGGAAAGATTTTATTGGAACGGATGCCTCTGCGATTCTGGTTAACAGTGTAAAAACGTATGTATATTTTCGCGTAAAGCTTTCTTTTGATCCTCCCTCAAGCAGTTCTTTGACCGATGCTATAGAGCGTCAGTTACGAGAGATTGAGTGGCGACTCACAATCGTAGATTATATTTATGTCGGGCCAGAAGACCCTGACGATCCAGTTGATCCAGATGATCCGGAAGATTATTACGACGGACCTTATGTGATCACACCTCAGGTTAATCCGCAGGAAATCGACTGCGACAACCGAATCATGCGAGACGATGTCAATATTCTCGCAATTCCATATCAAGAAGTTTCAAACGAAACCGGAGGAAAGACCTCCGTTATTGGCTAAAGGAGCTGATTTACAATGGCTGAGACCATTTCCAAGGTTGTCTATGGTAGCAAGGTACTCATCGACCTTACTTCCGATACTGTTACCGCCGATAAGCTTCTCGAGGGCATTATCGCTCACGACAAGTCTGGTGCCAAGATTACGGGTAGTTGTACGTTCGATGCTGATACCGGGGATGCTACTGCGACTGTTGCCGAGATACTTTCTGGTAAGACCGCTTACGTCAATGGTAGCAAGCTCACTGGTACCATGACGAACAACGGTGGTGTTACTGGAGAGATTACCGATGCCGATACTCCGTACAGCATTCCTTCTGGTTATCACGACGGTTCTGGTACTGTTAATATTGCGGCTACCGAGAAGGCCAAGCTGACTCCTCAGAACATTCGCCAGGGAATTACCATCCTTGGTGTTGAGGGTACCATGTCTTCTACCGAGGGCCTTAAGCCTCAGCAGAAGACCGTTACCCCCAAGACTACTCAGCAGGTTGTTGTTCCGGATGAGAGTTATAACGCTCTGTCTCAGGTTACGGTCAACGCCATTCCTTACGAGGAGACCGCAAATAGCGCTGGTGGCATGACCGCTACGATCGCTGGGCAGGCGGCGTAATAGAGTATGGCTGTCAGCAAGGTAATATACGGTAGCCGAACTCTAATTGATCTTACGGCAGACACCGTGACCGCTGACAGTCTATCTAAAGGAATTACCGCTCACGACAAGTCGGGAAGATTGATAACCGGTACAGCGCCCTCCTACGATATGGTAGGAGATGACTTGTACGAGTATTATTCTTTAGAAGATTCTGATGGCGGTCCCATTCAAGATTCATACGGCCGAACGATTCAAGGCCAGAAAGTTTGGAAGCTTGCTTAGGAATCGAGGTGATATTTTTGTGGGAGTATAATTATTCTAATTCTGATATTTTGGAACATTATGGAATTAAAGGTATGAAATGGGGAATCAGGCGAACCGAGGCCCAACTGCAAAGAGCTCGAGGAAAGCTTGAGTCTGATGCAAATCGAGCAGAGGTTAAAAGAAGGAAGACAACGTATAAGAATAGAAGAACTATCTCCGATGATGATCTTCGTAAGGAAGTTTCTAGACTTGAACTTGAGAAGAAATATAAGAATCTTGTCGATGAAGATGTTCGCCCTGGTCGTACTGCTGTTCAAAAGTTCTTGAAGTCTACCGGAGGAAGAGTTCTTACATCTGCGGCAATAGGAACGATGGCTTACGCAGGATATTTGGCTCTTGGCGGCAGCGATCCTGACGGTACAAAAATGGCAAACTACCTCTTCCCGAATCCGAATAGGAAGAAGTAACTATGCTGTCCAATACTGCTACACCGAAATACTATGGCGAATTCCGTGATAAAGTTCTTGCTGGAGAGATCCCTATTAATCGCGAGATCTCTCAAGAGATGAACCGAATTGACGATTTGATCGCCAACCCCGGAGTTTATTACGATGATAAAAAAGTTGAGGGTTGGATAGCGTTTTGCGAAAACGAAATGTGCCTTACCGACGGGTCAGATCTTCATCTTCTTGATTCCTTTAAGCTTTGGGGCGAACAGGTATTCGGTTGGTGGTATTATGTCGATAGGCATATTTGGGAGCCATACGGAAATGGTAGAAAAGGTGGAGAATTCGTAAAGAGAAGGACGCTTAAACGACTTATTAATAAGCAGTATCTTATAGTCGGTAGAGGTGCGGCAAAGTCTCTTTACGACACATGTATTCATGCTTACTATGAGAATGTGGACACATCTACCACGCATCAAATAACCACCGCCCCCACCATGAGACAAGCCGAAGAGGTTATGTCAGCATACCGAACCGCCGTAACCAGAGCACGCGGTCCCTTATTTCAATTCTTAACCGAGGGTTCTCTTCAGAACACAACTGGATCGAAAGCGAATCGGGTTAAGTTAGCTTCAACGAAGAAAGGTGTAGAGAACTTTCTTACCAACTCTCTTCTTGAAGTTCGTCCTATGACTATTGACAAGCTACAAGGCCTTAGATGCAAAGTTGCATCGGTCGATGAGTGGCTTTCTGGTGATGTTCGAGAAGATGTAATCGGAGCAATCGAGCAGGGCGCTTCAAAGAATGACGACTGGCTTATCGTTGCCACAAGTTCAGAAGGAACAGTTCGAAACGGAAGCGGCGATACAGTCAAAATGGAGTTGGCCGACATTCTCAAAGGTGAATACATCAACCCTCATGTGTCTATCTGGTGGTATAAACTCGACGATGTTAAAGAAGTTTCTAGACCCGATCTATGGCTCAAGGCAAATCCCAATCTGGGAAGAACGGTGAAATACGAAACGTATCAACTCGATGTTGAAAGAGCTGAGAAAGTTCCAGCTGCTCGGAACGATATTTTGGCGAAGCGTTTTGGCATACCCATGGAGGGTTTCACCTACTTCTTTACATACGAGGAAACCAAAGTTCACCCCCGAAGGGAATTCTGGCAAATGGAATGCGCTCTTGGTGCCGACCTTTCTCAAGGCGACGACTTCTGTGCATTTACTTTCCTATTTCCTCTTTCTGACGGATCGTTCGGTGTGAAGACAAGAAACTATATTTCCGAGCTTACCATGAGTCAGCTTCCTCGAGCTATGCGGGAAAAGTATGAAACGTTTATGGTAGAGGGAACTCTTTCTGTTATGCCCGGAACTGTTCTCAACATGATGGATGTATATGACGATCTTGATACGTTTATTATGGATCATGAGTACGATGTAAGGTCGTTTGGATATGACCCATATAATGCAAAAGAATTTGTCAACCGTTGGGAAACGGAAAACGGCCCCATGGGTATCGAGAAAGTTATTCAGGGTTCCAAAACCGAATCTGTTCCTCTTGGAGAACTTAAAAAGCTAGCTCAAGAACGGGCGCTTATCTTCGACGAGCAACTTATGGAATTTGCCATGGGTAATTGTATTGTTCTTGAAGACACGAACGGTAATAGAAAACTTTCCAAGAAGCGTTATGATGCAAAGATTGATGCGTTCGCCGCTTTAATGGATGCTTTTGTTTCGTATAAGATAAACATAGAAATGTTTGATTAAGATGGGAGGGGGTTTATAGTGTGGACATATAATCACTATGATGATAATCTTGTACATTATGGAATTCTCGGCATGAAATGGGGACAAAGGCGCTTTCAAAGGAAGGACGGAGGTTTGACCTCTGCCGGAAAGAAGCGTTATAAGTATACTTCTATGAGTACGAAACGTTATGCCAGAAAAGCTGCTAAGAATAGAGAAAAAGCTGCTGAGCATAGACGATATGCAGAAGATTACAATCCCAAAAATTATATAGGAAAGAGTAAGTATACCGATAAGCAGAGAGCAAGAGACCAAAAGAAGATGGACCGGGAACTTGCAAAAGCAAAAGAGTATGATGCAAAAGCAAAAAAGATGCGTACTCGTCAAAAGCGTTCTGCCGAACACGATGCGAAAATGCAGTCTTATGCTGATCAGAGATCGACCGGAGAAGCTTTAGTAAAGACTATGCTTGCTACCAGTATTACCATGAATGGTCGTTCGTATAAAGATTATATGCAGAATCAGGCTTCTGGTATGTCCAAAGGAAGAGCTATGGTTTCCGCAGTTCTTTTGGGTGATCTTGGAGCGATGTACATGAAGCATCGATATATTACCCAAGACGAACGTAAGAAGTGATCCTTATGTGGTCATATAATTATACGGATCCTGATATTTTGGAACATTACGGAATTCTCGGTATGAAATGGGGAGTTCGTAGATTTCAGGATAAGAAGGGTCGCCTTACATCAGCCGGAAAAAAGAGATATAGCGAAGAATCCTCTAACGGATCTTCTAAAAACTCATCCAAGACTTCTAAAGAAGTTGGAGATAGTTTCATAGAGCGTAAGCTCGGAGTGAAATTTTCTGATAGGACGAAGACGGCCATTAAGGTTGGAGCGGGAATTGCCGCAGCCGCTTTGGTTGCTTATGGTGGTTATAGATTATACAATAGCGATGCTGGAAAACCTCTAAGAGATTATATAGACGGGTTAATCGGAAAGCATCTAGAATCTGAGGATCGTTTTGAGTTTAAACATACCGGAAAACTAACAGAACACGCCAAGAAAGATCTGTCCACAAGAGATTATGACTCGAAGCTTCGTTTTTTTAAGAAAGCCAGAAATTATAGTCCCGAAGAAGATCTCAAAGCTGTTAACGAGGGTATGTTTCGAATTTCAAAGGGCGGTTCAAACAACTGTGGGCTCTGCACCACAGCATACGAACTGAGACGTAGAGGATATGATGTTCGGGCTAATTTTGCTGAGCAGGGACGTTCGGTTAAAACGTTGTCTGATTTCTTTAAGAACGCTGAGATACAAGACGACTCTGCTCTTGCGAATCGAACCAAATCGGAATGGATGTCTGCTATAGAAAGAAGACTCCTTCGACAAGGTGACGGAGCTCGTGGAAACTTTGGCGGACAGTACGCTATGGGCGGCGGCCATAGTATCATTTACGAAGTTGCTAACGGAAAAGTTATATTTAGAGACGGACAAACCGGACAAACATATCGGAATACATACGATGCAATCGGGCGATTCGTACCGGGTAAGTCTAATTATTTTAGAATGGATAATCTCGAAATTAACAACGATACCATTCACAATGCTGTTAGCACTTTTGGCCTTCCTAGAGTCAATACAAACGTCATGGAGACCGATCCCGTCCAAGCTAATAATTATAGAAAAGCGGTTTTGGAATTTAGACGAAATTATAAGAAAAATACCGGCTACGATATACCATTACAGGATGTTCGAAAAGCAATGTATCGGCATTACGGTGTTAAAGTTTAGGAGGATCTCATGCTTGACATGAAGCGTGCTAGTGATGCAATACTCAAGGCTTACTCAGAGCTTGAGATTCGAAAGACGTTTGACTACAATGATCTATTTGTTTTTATAATGGTTCCTAAGAAATATGACGATGAAAAAGACGGTGTAATGCTCGATAATTTTTACTCGGTAAATAAGAAAACCGGAGAAACTTCAAGTTTTGCTCCTTGGTCTCATCCAGATTTTATTGATCGTTTTTCAGGAGGTGATTAAGTGGCAAATTCTGTAATAGATAGAATAAAAAGTGCGTGGAATGCATTTCGAACCATCAGCACATATTCTTATGAAGATGAACCGGTTCCATATGGATCGGTTATTTCGTATGGTGATCGTCCTGATAGACAGCGGTTTACTCGTGGTAACGAGAGATCTATTGTAACATCTATTTATAATAGAATTGCTATGGATGTCGCCTCGATAACGATAAATCATGTTCGACTTGATGAAAATGGTCGATTCACATCGATAATAGATTCCGGTCTTAATCGGTGTTTGAACCTTAGTGCGAACATCGATCAAACAGGTCGAGCGATGAAGCAGGATCTGGTTTCTTCTCTCTTGGACGAAGGTGTTATCGCATTGGTTCCTACCGATACCACTGAAAATCCTAAGAAGACTGACTCGTATGATATTCTTGAGATGAGAGTTGGTAGAATTACTGCGTGGATGCCCGATAGAGTTCGAGTTGATCTTTATAATGAACAGACAGGAACCCATCAGGAGATAACCCTGCTCAAGAAGCAAGTGGCGATTATCGAGAATCCTATGTATTCGGTTATGAACGATACCAACTCCACTCTAAGAAGACTTATACGTAAGCTTAATACTCTTGATTATATTGATAAGCAGATAACTTCCGGTAAGTTCAACATGATCGTGCAACTTCCTTACGCGGTTCGAACCGAGAAAAAGGAAGAAGAGGCGGCTAAGAGAATTAACAGACTCTCGAATCAGCTCGACGGGAATAAATATGGTGTTGCATACATAGATTCTGCCGAGAAGGTAACTCAACTTAATCGTCCTCTTGATAACAATATCATGTCTCAGGTGGAGTATCTTACGAATGAGCTTTATGGCCAATTGGGCCTTTCTCAAGAAGTCATGAACGGTAAAGCTAACGAGGAACAACAGCTTTCTTACGAGAGCCACACGGTCGAACCGATTCTTTCTGCTATAGTTGATGAGCTAAAGCGAAAGTTTTTGACCAAGACAGCACTTTCTCAAGGTCAATCGATCATGTATTTTAAGGATCCGTTTAAGCTTGTTCCTGTTTCTAAGTTTGCAGAGATAGCGGATAAGCTAAATCGTAACGAGATCATGTCTTCAAACGAACTTCGTCAGATTATTGGCCTTAAGCCTTCTGAGAATCCTAAGGCTGACGAACTTGTTAATAGTAACATTAGCGAGTCCAATCGTCAGATTCAGGAACGCCAAGAGAAGAATCCGAATCAAGAAATGGAACCAAATGAAACAAATCAGTCAAACGATGTCGATAGTATTGTAAAGGAGGTTTTAGGTCAAAATGGATAAAGTTGATGGTTATGATTTTGCCGGATACGTGACAAAGAATGATGTTCGTTGTTCGGACGGAGCAATCATTCGTCATAACGCATTTAAGGATCAGGACGGAGAACGAGTTCCGCTTGTTTGGATGCATCAGCATAACGACATCGGCAACGTTCTCGGCAATGTTCTTCTTCAGAATCGTCCGGATGGTGTTTACGGATACGGTTCTCTTAACGAGACAGAGGGCGCAGATATTGCTCGAGCAATTCTCAAGCATGATGATGTTGCATCGATGTCTATATGGGCCAATAAGCTTACCAGAAGTGGCTCGGATGTTATTCATGGAACCATTCGAGAGGTTAGCCTTGTTCTTGCGGGTGCAAATCCTGAGGCACGAATCGAAGAGGTTCTTTCCCATAGTGATGACCCGAACGATGTTGTATATTATTACGGTGATGAAGACAACAAGCTAATTCACTCTGATAATTCAGACATCGCTTTCGAGCCTGTAATTTCCGATGTTATTGAGCATGCGGATGAGAAAAAGGAGGATGACGTGCCTAAGGATACTTCGAATTCTTCTAACTCTACCGATAAGTCGAGCGGTTCCGATGAGCGTACGCTTAAGGAGATTTTCGACGGCATGAGCGAGGAAGAGAAGACTGTTGTTTATGCTATTGTTGGACAGCTTAGTGGCGAGTCCGACGATGATTCCGATGAGGAGGATGCTAACGTGAAGCACAATGTTTTCGACAACGATGGTTATGATCGTAACGACGATGTTCTCGTCCACGACGCTATGAGCGAGATCATCGCTGGTGCTAAGGATGGCTATTCTATGCGCCGAGTTTTTAACGATTATGTTTCTGAGCACCAGGACGACGGTGCCGGCGATGCCATCGCGCACGCTGCGACTTATGGCGTTGAGCCGGTTGATTATCTCTTCCCCGATGCGAAGACGATCAACACGACTCCCGAGTTCATTCAGCGTGATACCGGTTGGGTGGCCCGTCTAATGAATGCGGTTCACCACACCCCCTTCGCTCGTGTTAAGTCCATCTTTGCCGATATTACGGCTGACGAGGCTCGTGCTCGTGGTTATATGAAGGGTAAGCTTAAGAAGGAGGAGGTGTTCACTCTTCTGAAGCGTACCACCACGGCCACGACTGTTTATAAGAAGCAGAAGATGGATCGCGATGATATTGTCGACATCACCGATTTCGATGTCATTGCGTGGCTCAAGGGCGAGATGCGCATGATGCTCGATGAGGAGATTGCTCGTGCGATCCTCATTGGCGACGGCCGTCTTACCTCTGATGATGACCACATTCCCGAGGATCACATTCGTCCTATCTGGAAGGATGCGGAGCTCTATACGATCAACCCTGTGATCCAGCTTGAGGGCACCGAGACCGAGGACGACATTGCTCGTTCGTTCATTCGTACGGCAATTAAGGCTCGTAAGGATTATAAGGGTTCTGGTAACCCGATCCTCTTTACCACCGAGGATTTCCTCACCGATATGCTCCTTCTTGAGGACAAGATCGGTCATCCGCTCTATGATTCCGTCGAGAAGCTTGCCACTAAGCTGCGTGTTAGCTCTATTGTGACCGTTGAGGTCATGGAGGGCCAGACTCGTGAGGTTGAGGGCAAGACTCGTACCCTTATGGGCATCATTGTCAACCCTCGTGACTACAATGTTGGTGCGGATCGTGGCGGTGCTGTCAACATGTTTGACGACTTCGACATCGATTACAACCAGCAGAAGTATCTTATCGAGACTCGCTGCTCTGGCGCTCTGATCAAGCCTTACTCCGCTATCGCGATTGAGTCGGCCCCAAAAGCGTAGTCCCGTCCGTAGAGGTTGAAGTAAGTCCCTATTCTGGGATCGCGTATGGGAAGAATGCTACTGAGCTTCAGACCGGCGTAGTCGTCGGCGAGAATGATATTTCGGGTACTCTTCACTACGTGACGGGTTATACCGGTTTCAACTCGGCCGAGATTGATGAGCAGAGTGGCAACTATCTTGCCCTGAAGTTTACTCCGACGGATTGGGATGGACTTCTCACCGTGGAGCTTGTCGGTGGATCCAAGGGTCCTGTGACGCTTGCTTCTAACGACGACTTCTGTGTATTTAAGATTGCCAATAAGTCTCAGTCGATTAAGGTTGAGTATACCGATGGCGATGACGAGTACATTAAGACGTACTCTCTGACGAATCTTATTCTTGAGGAGGAGTAAATGAATCCCGAGTATATTTATGCGGATGCCGAGGAGAAGTATGTTCTCGGCGTTGTTCTTTATGGTAACGCTTCTAAGCTGTATCTTGATGCGAAGCATAAGAATGAGGTTGCGCACGACTTCGCTCTTAATGCCTGTATGAAGGGCATCGTTCGCGTCTTTGTTACGGATACTTACTACGGTGTTTCTTCGTTTAAGGATTCTGACGGTACTCTTACGGTTACCACGACGGCTTCCTCGGAGAACACGTTTACGGTTGCTTCCGCTTAGTTAGGAAAACACCATGGCTAGGTGGTATGGAGAGATAGGATTTGGAGTAACTACCGAAACGGCTCCGAGCGTGTTCTCGGAAAAGATAGTTTCTCGCAAGTATTTTGGTGAGATCATCAGAAACAATCGGAAACTTCAAACATCCGATAAGGTTAACGATGACATCACCATAACAAATCAGATTAGCATACTTTGTGACCCTTATGCCATGGAGAACTTTCATGCAATGCGTTACGCAACCTTCATGAATTCAAAATGGAAAATTACCGATGTCGAAGTTGATTACCCCAGGCTTACATTGAGTTTGGGAGGTGTGTATAATGCGCACTAGACTTGACTTAGACAAAACCCTTAGAGAAATTATTGGTAACGGTAATGTTTATTTCCAACCGCCCGAGAATTTAAAGATGAATTATCCGTGTATACGGTATTCCCTTTATGACATTCAGGCGTTGCATGGGGATAATCTTCCATATATTAAGAGTCCGGAGTATCAGCTAATTCTAATAGATCCGAATCCGGATAACGAGTTTGTCGGAAAGCTTGCTGAACTGCCTTCGTGCAGCCTTGATCGAGTTTATGTCGCCGACAATCTCAACCATTACGTTTTTACCATTTATATTTAGGGAGGTCCCTATGGCTAAGCTCGTTTGGGATCAGACCGGTGAGCGTACTTACGAGACCGGTGTTGATCACGGCGTTCTTTACGTTTACGATACCGACCAGAATAAGTATGGTGACGGTGTGGCTTGGAACGGCCTTACTGCCGTTACCGAGTCTCCTTCTGGTGCTGAGTCTAACCCTCAGTATGCTGACAACATCAAGTACCTTGATCTTATCTCTACTGAGGAGTTTGGCGCCACCATCGAGGCATTTACGTACCCCGATGAGTTCATGGAGTGCGACGGTTCAGCCGAGCTTGCTACTGGTGCTGTTATCGGTCAGCAGTCTCGTAAGATGTTCGGCTTCTCGTATCGTACGATTCTCGGTAATGATGTCGAGAACAACGATCATGGTTATAAGCTTCACATCGTCTATGGCTGCCGTGCGGCTCCTTCTGAGAAGGGTTATACCACGGTGTCTGATTCTCCCGAGGCCATTACGTTCTCGTGGGAGATCACCACGACTCCGGTTAACGTGACCGGTTTCAAGCCGACTGCCTGCATCACCATCGACTCCACCAAGGCTACGCCTACTGGTCTTGCGGCTCTTGAGGCTGCTCTGTATGGCGATGCAGAGGAGGGCGTGGCTCGTCTTCCTCTTCCCGATGAGGTTAAGACGCTTCTTGCTACTGGTGTCTAATCTTTAACTAAAAAGAGGGGTATTCAGTTCGGCTGGCCCCTCAAAAATTCAAAATGGACTAGAAGGGAGTACATTATGCTTAAGCAGGATATCACTTATACCAATTTTGACGGTGTTGAGGTTACCGAGCCGTTTTATTTCAATATTTCCAGGTCTGAGCTTGTTCAGATGGAGATCCATACTCCCGGTGGTTATGTTAATTTCCTTCAGCGTCTGATCGATGCGAAGGATTCCGCCGCTCTTATGGACGCATTTCTCGACCTGGTTAAGAAGGCGTACGGTGTCAAGTCCGATGATGGAAAGCGTTTTGTCAAGAGTGCCGAGGCTGTCGACGATTTTGTCAATTCCGCTGCCTATGACGAGCTTTTCGTTAAGTTCATGACCGACACCGATTTTGCCTCTAAGTTTGCTCTGGGAGTGCTTCCTAAGGATGTCGATAAGCTGGCCGAGAATATTCGAAAGGCTAATGACGCGGCTGCTAGTCGTCTGAGTATTGTTTCTGACGATAAGTAGTTTTTATGTTATACGTGACTGTTCCAGAGACGGAGCTTTATGACGAAGTGAATGAAGAGTTTATCACTTTGAAACCCGTAACTTTGAAGATGGAGCATTCACTTTTGTCGATTTCGAAATGGGAAGCTCTGCACCATAAAGCATTTTTAACAGGGAAGAAACACACTGAAGATGAGACTATCGACTATATCAAATGTATGACCATAGGAGATGTTGACGATTCGGTGTATGATAGATTAACCACTGAGAATTTACGAGACATTCTCGATTACGTTGATTCTTCTAAAACCGCCACATATGTACCGCGAGATCGTATCGAAGGTAAAACAGCAGAGACGACTACGGCTGAAGTCCTTTATTACGACATGTTTACTTGCGGAATACCGATTGAATGTGAGAAGTGGCATTTGAGTAAATTGCTGGCTCTTATACATGTTTTCAGTGTTAAGAATAAGCCAGCCGGTAAGAGGACGATGAGTAATCGAGAACTTGCGAGAAGAAATTCTGCTCTTAACGCTGCTCGTCGTAAGAAATACAATTCTAAGGGATAGAAAGGAGGAGAGATGCTGAAGCTCACATCCAAAGGAGACTTTTCGAAAGCCACTAACTACTTCAAAAGATTGCAGAGAGCATCAAGGGTTGAGATAGCCGAAAAGTATGGAAACGCTGGAGTTGCAGCTCTCTCTTCCGCTACTCCGGTTGATAGTGGACGAACGGCTTCTTCGTGGTATTTTACTGTTGACAATCAAAATGGAAAAATTAAGATCAATTTTTGTAATTCGAATGTTAATAACGGAGTTAACATTGCTATAATTCTCCAATACGGACATGGTACCGGGACAGGTGGTTGGGTTGAGGGAAGAGATTATATAAATCCAGCCATCCAACCGATATTCGACAAACTTGCTGACGCCGCCTGGAGGGAGGTAACTCGGTTATGAGCAAAGAAGTCGATGAACGAATAGTTTCTATGGAGTTTGACAATAAAAATTTTGAGAACAACGTCAAAACCTCCATGTCTACACTCGATAAACTCAAGCAAGCTCTTCGGTTTAAGAATGCTGATTCCGGGTTTAAGAGCATCGATAATGCGTCTAAGAAGATTAACTTCAACCCAATGGGAAGCGCTATCGACGCAATCAACGTCAAATTTAGTAATCTTCAAATTGTGGCGACTACCGCTTTAGCCAATATTACCAATTCGGTTATTAATGCCGGGCGCAATATGGTTAACCAGTTTGCAATTCAGCCCATTACGAGCGGTTTTCAAGAGTACGAAACTCAGATGAGGTCTATTCAGACGATTCTTTCTAACACTCGTTGGGAAGGAACGAATCTTGAGCAAGTAAACGGCGCTCTTGACGAGCTTAACGATTATGCTGATAAAACAATTTATAACTTTACTGAGATGACCCGAAACATAGGTACGTTTACTGCCGCTGGTGTTGGTCTTGAGCAATCAACCGCCGCAATTAAGGGTATTGCAAACCTAGCAGCTGTGTCTGGTTCTTCTTCTCAGCAAGCATCTACCGCGATGTATCAGCTCTCCCAGGCTCTTGCTGCCGGTAAAGTTTCCCTTATGGACTGGAACTCGGTTGTTAATGCTGGTATGGGCGGAAAAGTCTTTCAGGATGCACTCATAAGAACTTCCGAGCTTATGGGAACTGGCGCGAATCAGGCTATCGAAACATACGGGACATTTAGAGAGTCCCTTACACAAGGTCAATGGCTTACAACAGAGGTTCTTACCGAGACATTAAAGCAGATTTCTGGTGCATATTCTCGAGAAGAGCTCCTGGCCCAGGGCTATACAGAAGCGCAAGCTGACGAAATCATGGCGCTAGCGCAAGATGCTGAGGAAGCGGCAACAAAGGTTAGAACCTTTACCCAGCTTATTGATACTACGATGGAGGCAATAGGTTCGGGCTGGACGAATACTTGGGAAATCTTATTTGGCGACTTTAACGAAGCAACTGAACTTTTCACCCAAATAAACAACGTAATCGGAGCCGCCGTACAGCAATCCGCGGATGCTCGAAACAGTCTCTTGCAAGGATGGAAAGATTCTGGCGGACGAGCTGCTCTTATTGAGGGTTTAACTAATGCTTTTAACGCTTTATTGAGTGTTATAACTCCGATCAAAGAGGCTTTTAGCGAGATATTTCCTCCTATGACGGTTGAAACGCTGGTTAATCTTACGAACCAGTTTAAGGAATTCACTGCCGGACTTATATTAGACGAAACCGCAGCTGCTCAATTAAAAGAAACATTTAAGGGCGTATTTTCGATAATAAAAACCGCTGGAGGAATTGTCGGAGATGTTGCTGGCGGGATATTTTCATTCTTGAGGGGTGCTTCCGGCGGTGTTAATAATCTACTTAAGTTTAGTTCTTCAATAGGAAGTTTCCTCACAAATATTTCTAATGCGATTTCTCAAACCGATGCTTTTGGAAGTATTTTAAGTGTTGTTGGCGAGGCTCTTGGAAAAGCGTTCAGCGCAATTACCGAATTTTCTGGAGCCGGCTTAACCAAATTTACGGGGATGTTTAGTGGCGTAATCGAGTTCTTTAGCCGTTTTGGTGAAGCTGTTGTTAACGCCATATCAAACGTTACATCCGGTTTAGGAGATATTTTAGGAACGGCTGATTTCGGTTCCATTCTTGACGTATTTAATTCGACAGTCTTTTCGAGTTTAATCCTTTCGATAAAGAACTGGTTTAACAACCTTAATGGCACCGTGAAACAATCTTCAAGCGGTTTTATAGACACCATTAAAGATAGTTTTGTCGATACGCTGTCTAAGGTTCAGGAAACCGCTACCGGAAGCCTTGATGCTGTTCGAGGTTCTCTTGAAACATGGCAGACCAACATCAAGACCGACATTCTTCTTAAGATTGCCGTTGCTGTGGCGGTTCTTGTTGCCTCGATAACGGTTCTGGCATCGATAGATCCTGATCGACTAACTGACTCTCTCGGTGCTCTTACCGTGTTGTTTGCAGAGCTTATTGGCTCCATGACTCTGTTTACAAAACTTAATACCAATATGGAGCAGCTCACTGGTATCGGAACCATGATCGCTATGGCAGCGTCCATATCGATATTGGCTGGAGCTCTTAAGAAAATTTCAGACCTCAATCCCGAGCAGATTCAAAATGGAGTTCTCGGTATTGCTGGGCTCGCATCTGTAATGCTGGTTCTTTCTAAGGCGCTAAGCCATGGTAATGACATAGCTAAGGGAGCAATTCAGCTTATTCTTATGGCCGCAGCTATTCGACTTCTTGCGACTGCTGTTGATGATTTGGGATATTTAAGTTCTGATGTACTTATTAAGGGAATTAGTGCCATTGGGGCTCTTATGCTCGAAATGGCTGCATTCTCACAATTGGTTAAATCATCGGGTATGTTTTCCGCCGCTGCTTCGATTGTTTTAATTTCTGGTGCGTTAATGATTCTTCAGTCGGCAGTTGAAAAATTCGGTGTAATGCCGCTTCCTACAATTGCACAGGGCTTACTGGGAGTCGGCGCATCGTTGGCCGAGCTTGCTATATTTACTAAATTACTTCCGACGGCAACAACCATGTTGTCTGCATCTATCGGAATTCTTGCAATTTCGTTAGCCATGAATGCGTTTGTTCCGGCATTAGCTAAAATGGCAGAGATTAGTCCAGATCGAATGATATCTTCAATTATTGGAATTGGAGCAGTATTTCAAACGCTTACTCATTTCTTAGATCCACTTCTTAAAATGGATCTCACGAAAATCGGTGCGTTCGGTTGGAGCATCCCGAGCTTAGTCGGCATATTGAACACGGCTGCCGATGCGTTAACAAAATTAGGCAGTATGGAATTTAAGAGCACTATATTGGCGCTTGTTTCCATGCAAGTTGTGTTTGATCTTCTCATGGATATGGTTCAGGAACTTGATCAGATTGAACTTGGTGATATGGCGGCAATTTCTGTTGCAATGCCTATTGTTGCTAACACGCTGAACCAAGTTGCTGACGCAATAGTGAAACTCTCGGGACTCAGCATAGAACAGGCAATTGCGTCAATGGTTGCTTTTGGCGGAGCAATGCAATCCCTTAGTATCGGACTTGATGCTGTAAAGGGAAAGTCTGCTTCTGCTATTACTCTTACTCTGCTTTCTGCTGCTCTTATTATTTTAGCGTCTGCCATTATGCTTATTTCTTCGGCTGGAGTTATTGGCGTTGCAGTAAGCCTTACCGCATTGGCTGGAACGTTAACCATTGTTGGCCTTGCCGTAAAAATTTTAAAGCCGATTATTCCTTCTATTTATAAATTCGCAGGATCACTCATTACACTAGGCGCTTCGTTTGCTGTCCTTGGTGCTGGTTCTTTCGTTCTTGGCGTTGGCCTTATATCCATGCTAACCGGTCTTGCCGGAGCTCTTCTTACGCTTTCTAGTATGGACCCAGCCAAAGCAGCTACCGGTTTGGCTATTTTAGCGGGAACTTTTACGACTCTGTATGTCGCCGCAAAACTTTTAAGACCTATGTTGCCCTCTATCTTATCGCTTTCGGCATCAATCATATCTTTGGGCCTTTCTTGTATGGCGGTGTCTCTTGGTATTACGGTTCTTATTTCCGGTCTTACTGCTTTGGGGTCGATCGGTAAAGAGAACGCAGAAATTATTGTCGAAACGTTAAAGTCGCTTATTATCGGAATAGCAGAGGCTATACCCGAGATAATAACGAGTCTAATGACGGCGTTTAAAACCGTTCTTCTTGGAGCCCTTAACGTTCTTGTCGAAATTGCTCCCCAGTTAGCCGATTCGCTATTTAAGGTTCTGTCTGAGGTTCTTAAATCTTCGCTTGAATACATGCCTCAAATGGCCGATTTCATCATCGATTTCCTCATTCAGATGCTCAACACGGTTACCTCAAGGCTTGGTGAACTGGTTCCTGCCATTAGCAATTTTGTTGGTGGACTTATTACTGAGATCCAAAAGGCTCTTTCTGGATGGACCGATTCCGGTCAATCGATTCAAATAGGAATCGCGGTTCTTGGTGGGCTTACCGGTCTTATTGTGGCATTCAATCTTATCAAGGGAATGATTCCGGGAGCCATGGCTGGAGCAGCCGGTGTAGCAGCCTTTGCAATAGAGGTTGGAGCGATTATAGCTGCGTTAGGCGCTTTACAGCAAGCAACTGGCGTTTCTGAGTTCATCAATAGTGGTGGAGATCTTCTCCAATCTTTAGGCACCGCAATAGGTCAGTTCATCGGAGGTTTTGTCGGAGGTATTCTTGAGGGTGCAACGTCAACACTCCCGCAAGTTGCAACGAGTTTGTCTCAGTTTATGATGAACCTGATGCCTTTTATTGTTGGCGCTCAAATGATAAATCCGTCCATTGTCGAAAGTGTCGGGTCGCTTGCCGCTTGTATTCTTGCTCTCACCGGAGCGAATGTGGTGGAGGCAATTGGCTCGTTCCTTTCTGGTGGTCGCAGCATCGGAGAATTTGCCCAGCAGCTTATTCCTTTCGGAGAGGCGGTTGTACAATTCTCAAACGTGGTTTCTGGCATTAATACCGAAGCCGTTACTGCTGCGGCAACTGCTGGCCAAGCTCTGGCTTCTCTTGCTGCTAATCTTCCCAAGGAAGGCGGTTTAGCTCAGGCAATATTTGGCGAGAGTACCGATCTCGACGAGTTTGGTGCACAGCTTGTTGCTTTTGGTTTAGCGATAAAGGCGTATTCCATAGCTGTTGCCGGAATGGATACTGAGTCTGTGGTTGCATCGGCACAGGCTGGTCAAGCCCTGAGTGATTTAGCTCAGAGCCTTCCGAAGGATGGCGGACTTGCTCAGGCTATATTTGGAGAATCGACCGATTTGGATGATTTTGGCGCTCAATTAGTATCGTTCGGTCTTGGACTTAAACTATACGCAGCGATGGTTGCTGGACTTGACGTTGGCTCCATTCAGAATTCGGTTGCTGCCGGTCAGGCTCTGTCTGATCTGTCAAACAGCCTTGGTGATAAGGACAGTGTGTTTGGATGGCTTGCTGGTGGAAACAAGCAGGATCTTAGCGGATTCTCCGAGCAGCTTACGACATTTGGTCAGGCTTTGATCGATTTCGGAGGTAAGATTTCTCAGGTTGATTTCGGAACCATAACCACGGCGACTAATCGAGTCAACACAATTGTTCAGCTTATGAAGAATGCTGTCGATCTCGATACGTCGGGCGTCGAAAACATTAAGAAGATGACTGATGTTGGTCAGGCTTTGAGCGACTACTATTGGAAGATTTCTTCTATTGATCAGGGTCTTATGGCCAATTCAATAAACAATCTCAATAGTATTAAGACTTTTATAGGAAGTTTAATAGGTTTCGACACGAGTGGTGTTGCGTCGTTTACATCTGCGGTAACGCAGCTTGGTCAGGTTTCCCTTGACAGTCTCGTTGCTGTGTTCCAGGAAGCCTCGCTGTCTGATGCCGGAACCAATCTTATGGGTACGCTTGCTACAGGAATTCAAAATGGACAAAGTGCGCCCAACGGTGCTCTTCAGATTATTATTGATGGCATGAAGACGTATATTGCTCAGAAGGACATCGACTTCCAGAGCACTGGTTCGAATTCCATCACCGCTTATGCTAGTGGAATTAGTAACTCTACATCGGCAGTATCAAACGCTGTTTCTGCGGTTGTTAATGCTGCGGTTAGCGGTTTGGGTAACCATTACCAAACGTTCTACGATACGGGCGCAAACCTTGCTCGAGGCTTCTCAAATGGTATCCGAGATTCGGCATATCTGTCCCGCATCGAAGCGGCCGCGATGGCCAATGCCGCAGCCACTGCTGCTCAGAATGCCCTTAACGAGCATTCTCCTTCTCGAGTTATGGCTCGTATTGGTGAGTTTGCTGGTATGGGCTTCGCTAATGGGTTTAAGCAGTTTGTGGATGTTGCTGGTGGAATTGGCAGCAAGATGGGTACCTCGGCAGTTGACGGTGTTCGAATGGCTGTTGCCGCGATTAATACGCTTGATGACGATTTCACCATCAAACCGAGAATTGTTCCGGTTATCGACACCAAGGCCATGAGCGATAGTGCGCGAATTCTCAATCAGGGATTCAAAACATCGTCTGCCGTTGTTGCTCAGATAGACGGTATTAACGCTCGAATTGTCGATGCACAGATGGCGAAGTATCCGCAAAGTCAAAATGGAGCGAATACTGGTGCAAACGTTACGCTCAACCAGTATAACTATTCTCCTAAGGCACTTTCTTCGATCGATATTTATCGTCAGACACGAAACCAGCTATCGAGACTTAAGAACGGAGGCTTGAAGTAATGATCAAAACTGTTACAGTTACGAACCATCGTGGCGATTCCGTGGTCATGGAGCTTCGAAAGCCTACCGATTCTGGTTTCGCCATCACTGAGATAGAAGGACTCGGTCCGGTTAGTGCCAACATTAACACAACTGAGATTGTTTCATATGATGGCTCGATATTTAACTCTTCGCGAGGAACCGAGAGAAACATTGTCTTTCATTTGACATTTTTGGGGATTGACATTGAGGAAATCCGTCACAAGACGTATCTATATTTTCCTCTAAAGCAGCTTATTACCATTAGAGTGGAAACCGATCACAGACTTTGCGAAACGACCGGCTATGTTGAGTCAAACGAGCCGGATATTTTCGCAGATGATGGAGAAGGTTGCACGATTTCGGTAATATGCCCCGACTCTTGGTTTGACGATGTAAGCGAGGAAGGCCAGTTTGACGTTAGTTATTTTGGAATCGATCCTTTGTTTGAATTCCCCTTTAGCAACGAATCTCTGACCGAAGATTTGATCGAGTTCGGTAATATTCGAAACTCGTTCGAGGAAACATTTTATTACGACGGAGAAGTTGACACTGGCTTTGTTCTTACGATACATGCTCTGGGTGATGTTGGAGACATTACGATTTATAACTCTGACACACTTGAGTCCATGACAATTGATTCTGCGAAGCTTGCGGGGATCACTGGCCATGCTCTTCAGTCTGGTGACGACTTGATTATTTCAACGGTTAAAGGGAGAAAATCTGCTCGCTTACTGAGAAATGCTCAGTATACGAACGTACTTAACTGTATTGGAAGAGGATCGGTTTGGTTCCAGCTTTCTCAAGGAGAAAACACCTATGCCTATATTCTTGAAGAGGACTCTGCGAATATTCAGCTAACGTTTGACGTTCAGAACCTCTTCCAGGGGGTGTAGCGTATGGATATTTACGTTCTCGATCGAAACTTTTCAACAGTGGCAATTGTCGATACGTTTATCTCAACGATTTGGACGGATCGTTTCTGGGAGTGTGGGGATTTCGAGATTAAAGTTCTAGCCTCTAGAGAGAACCTTGATGTTTTTCAAGAGGATTATTATCTCTGGAGGGAAGACTCAGATCACATGATGATCATAGAAGAGACCACCCTCGATTCGGATGCAGAAGCTGGCGCTCAACTTCTTATCAAAGGGCGCTCATTGGAGTCTATTCTCGATCGTCGTGTTATCTGGGGAAAGAAAACTATATCAGGAAGTCTTCAGGATTCTATCGAAACACTTTTAAACGAGAATTTTATCAATCCCTCGGATGGAAATCGTAAAATTAACGGTTTTCAATTCAAGAAGTCGACTGATTCCCGTATAACCGGTTTGACGGTTGACGCTCAGTATACCGGAGACGATTTGTATACTGTCATAAGCGATCTTTGCAAAACAGCCAACATTGGTTTTAGAGTTTTAATGCCTACCGATGGAACGTACGAATTTTCTTTGTACGCAGGGATCGATAGGAGTTACGATCAGTCAGAGAATCCATACATCATATTTTCTCCAAACTTTGAGAATCTTATGAACAGTAACTGTTATAGTTCTAAGAAAGAATATAAGACGGTGTCTCTTGTTGGAGGACCTGAAGAGACTGATCCCGACACGGATATTACGACTCAGGAGTTTGTTTCTGCTGAAATTGATTCTGGAGGAGGGTCCGGTCTCGATAGAAGGGAAATGTACACTTCGGCAAGCGACGTTCGTCGAGAAGTCGATGGGGAAGAGATACCAATTAACGAGTATCGAGCTCAGCTTGTTCAGAAAGGTAAAGAGGCTCTTACCGAGCATATTATTACCAAAACCTTTGATGGAGAGGCTGAGCTTTCTCGTTCATTTACATATGGCGTCGATTTCTATATGGGCGACATAGTTCAAAATGAGAACGAGTACGACCAGATATTTACATCTCGAATCACCGAGTATATTTGGTCTGAAGATGAATCAGAAGTAAAACAGTACCCCACCTTTACAGTTATTGAGGAAGGAGGTAATTAATGAGCCTAACTTACGGGTTCTACAACTCTGTTAATCACGATAGGGTTTATGATGCAGTCCAAGTGTCAAGCATATTTGATGGCGTTATCGGAGATGGCGTGTATGAGACTATTGGTGACGCCTTAATGGTCAAACCCGTTAGCGGTTTAACGGTTTCTGTTGGAACTGGTCGCGCATGGTTTAACCATACTTGGACTCTTAATGACACTCTCATTCCTTTTCAGCTTACTGCTGCTCCGATTCTTAAGACAAGATATGATGCAGTAGTTTTGCAGATCGATGAAGATAACAGAATTAACAGCATAACTACGGTTCAGGGCACTGAGGGTGATAACCCTTCGTACCCCCAGCTTATTAACACAGCGACAAAGCATCAGTATCCTTTGGCTTATATTACGAGAACGCCTGGACAATCCGAAATCACCGCTTCTCATATCACAAACATGGTGGGAACTTCCGAGTGTCCTTTTGTAATCGGAATTGTAAAAGTAATGGATATCGATGATTTTGTTTCTCAGTGGTCGAGTCAGTGGGACGATTTTCTAGAGGAGAAGGGGTCGGAAACCGACAACTGGATGGCCGAGAGCAAGCTCGAATTTGAAACTTGGTTTAATAATCTTAAAATTACGCTTGATGAAGACGTTGCTGCGAACCTTACTCAGCAGATATATGATTTAACGCAATTAGTTAATTCGCTTCTGTATGGAGATCCTATTCCTCAGACAATTGATGATTATGAGGGGAATCATATTTCGGATTCTAGTGGAAATAACCTTGAAGGTACCCTTATGTATAAACCAGCTTAAGGAGGTAATGAATGAAGATTACAGAGTATCCCTCCGTTACGGATCTTGAAGACACTAATGTTTTCCTCCTCGACGGTCCTAGCGGTACTAAAACGATTGCTAAGTCCGATTTGGTTTATGCACTCTTCAACAATATTCCGGAGATGCATAACAAGATTTATCGAGGAAAGAATCTCGGAACCACGTTAACAAGTGGTCAGAAGACTGCTATCGAGAATGGAACGTTTGACGATATTTGGGTTGGTGATTATTGGCAGATCTCTTCCCAAAAGTATTACGTAGCTCACATTGACTATTTCACGGATTCGACATACCCGCATACGGTAGTCGTGTTCCCCAATGTCACGGCTGCGTCGGTTGCTTGGGATAGTACTACTTCTGGTGGGGCTATGGGAAGAATTTCCTATACTCAGAGTACGTTATATCGAACCGACTTGCCGAATTACATTGCAAATACCATACCTAGAACCTTTAAGAGCAATCTTGCTGAACATTCGGCGCTACTTAATAGCGCTTCTTCTGGAACTAACCCGTATGGTAACACTTCTGTTAGCTCAGTTAAGCGTTCGGCTAACGTTCCGTCAATTGTGCACATATTAGGACGAGGAAACCCATACGAACTGCTTCGACAAACTTCTGGCTGGCATGACCAGGGTCACACATCCGATGGTGAAAAGAAGTTCGCTCTTTTTGATTTTGTGAATGCCGGAGACCTTGGCATTACGAGGGGGTTTTGGACCGTTGACCAAAATGGACCGATTGGTATAGCTATTACGCCTTCTGGTGCTAGCGGATTTTCCAATGATGTGATTACATACAGAAACAAAAACGATCCTCTTTCAATGCTCGCTTATTTCGTAATTCACGGCTAGATTTTATGAAAGGAGGTGATAGAAATGCCGTATTCAGTGACGCTTAGCAATGGTAAGAAGTTTGAGAATCTTACCATTAATGGAAATTGCTTCGCAACACAGGAAAAGGTCACACCCGACATGTTTACCGATGGTCTCTCTCCAGTCGTTATTTCCGATGGCGAGAATGAGACAACCTACAAGAAGGCTGATCTTATCTATGTCGGTCCGCTTGATCTTTCCCCTCAGGATGACGAAGAGGTCCTCACGTATCTATTCGGCATTACTGAACAGACCAGCGCTCAGCTTAAGGAGACTGAGGGTATCAGCTATCTGGCAAGTCTCCTCCTTACTGATGAGCAGGCGGTTGCCGCTCCGTTCCTGTTCGACGAGTGGGATCCCAATGGCGCGAGTTACACGGCGGAGGCGAGTAAGGTAACGTATAACGACCTGCTCTATAAGTGCCTCCAGAGCCACGTTTCTCAGGCTTCTTGGAATCCTGTAGACGCGGTTTCTCTGTGGGTTCGCATTGATGATCCGGCTATCGAGTGGCCGGAGTGGAGACAGCCCGCGGGTGCTCACGACGCCTATCCTATTGGTGCTAAGGTGAGTCATAACGACAAGCATTGGGTTTCCAACACAGACAATAATGTCTGGGAGCCCGGTGTTTACGGTTGGGATGAGCAGATTGAGGAGAGCAACTAAGATTTCAAAATGGAAGGGAGAATGAGCCATGGCCATGCAGACTAACGGTACTAACTTCAATAATTCTGGATTTAATCCTTATACGCCAACTTTTTACCCGACATACACATATCCTCAATTTCAGCCTACGCAGACGTATACTTCTCCGTCAAATCATCCGGTTAACCGGAGCATCTTCGGACGTATCGTTACTTCTGAGAATGATATTACTCCGAACGAAGTGCCCATGGATGGAACGGTAAGTCTCTTTCCTCTGGTTGATTACTCGAAGATATTTGCAAAGCAGTGGAATCCCGACGGAACAATCAAAACTACGGTCTTTGTGATGGAGGTTCCTCAGGAGGAGTCTTCCAGAACTCCAACTTTTGAGGAAGAAGTTTTCCGTAGGCTTGATTCTATCGAGAAGAAGCTGAACAGTCGCGGTGGAAAGTATCATAAGTCGTATAACAACAATGGAAATTCCCAGAACAAGGATGTTGATCAGAATGCTTGATTTTAGGTCTATGGCGATTTCTCTCATTTCTAAGAATCCTTCAATTGCAAACAATCCTCAAGCTCAAAATCTCATTAGTGTTATTCAAAATGGGGATTCGAAGAAGGGTGAGGAGATTGCCCGTAATCTTTGCAATACATACGGTGTTACCCCCGAGCAGGCATTTACGCAGGCTAAGAACTTCTTCGGATTTCCAAATTAACGTCCAGACTATATTCTAAGGAGAAATTATGTTTGGTGGTTCTTCTGCTCCCAGTATTGCCGACATTGCTGCTGTTACTGGTGGCGGTAACGGAGGTTGGAACAACGGTTGGGGTGGAGATGGTTGGTGGGTTCTCATCATCCTCTTTGCTCTGTTCGGTGGTTGGGGCCGAGGCGGTGCTTTCGGCGGCAACGGAGGTGCTGGCTGCGGTTGCGACAGCGCTTGTGCGACCGTCGGCGATATTCAGCGCGGTTTCGATAATCAGGGGGTTACCAACAAGCTGAACGGTCTTGAGCAGGGTCTCTCTCAGCTGGGTTATGCTGATCAGGGCCAGTTTAACAACATTACGAACGGTCTGTGTCAGCTCGGCTATCAGACTCAGGCCGCAGTTAATGACGTTTCTCGCCAGCTTTCGGATTGCTGTTGCGAGACTCGAGAGGCGATTCAGGGCGTTAATTACAACATTGCTCAGGGCTTTGCCAATCAGGGTTATCAGCTCCAGCAGTGCTGCTGCGATATTAAGCAGTCTATTGCAGATAACACCCGTGCCATTACCGATCAGCTGAACCAGTTCCGCATGGAGGATAAGAACGACACCATTGCAGAGCTCCGTTCGCAGGTTCAGGCGCTCAACCTTGCCCAGTCTCAGGCGAACCAGAACAACTATCTCATTGGTCAGCTTCGTCCGAGCCCGGTTCCTGCGTACACCGTGGCTAACCCGTATGCGGGCTTTGGCTATGGTTGCTGCGGCACCGCTCAGTCTTGTTGCTGCTAAACTAACCCAAAAGGGGAGTCGTCAAAATGGAGCGGCGGCTCCCCTTGCTTAGGAGGTATCTTTATGATCCAGTTATCTAATTCTACTACCCAGACGCTTGCTCCGGGTCAGTCCCTTACCTTCGACTCGGTCCTGCTCAAGAGTGGCTGCGCTGAGGCTCACAGGGTTAATAGCGGCATTGTAACCCTTCGCGCTAATTGCGGAATTTACGAGGTTCACTTTACGGGCAACGTGAGCGCAACTGCTGCAAACCCCGTTCAGCTTGCTATTCAGCTTGACGGTGAGACGCTTCCCGAGACCACCATGTACGAGGAGATCACGACTGCTGGCGTTGGTCAGAACGTTGCTGCGGCAACGCTCATTCGAACCGGTTGCGGTTGCTGTGGTAGGGTGAGCATTGTTAACACCGGGACTACCACGGTCGAGGTTCTTCCTAACGTTTCCTTCTTCGTCAAGCGTGTTGCTTAAGGAGGCATATCATGGGTCACAAGTCTACTGAGAAGTACAATGATATTTGTAGTCTTAAGCACAACATGCTTCACTATGTCATGGGCGAGACTGAGAAGGGTTTTGAGGGTGATCCTTCTAAGGTTCAGGTTCTCAAGGCATATATTGAGATGATTAAGTGCCTTGCTGAGACTGAAAAGGAGTGTCAGGAAGCTGACTACTACGAGTCTGTCGTCGAGGCGATGGAGAATTCGGATATGGGCTATCCTACCCGTATGGGGTATAATCCTAACCGGAATCGTAAGGGTCAGTATTCCGATGGTCGAGGCCGTAATCGTGGGTCTCGAACGGGGGACGACTCGTCTTCTTGGGGCGATTCGGACTCGGGGAACTCTCGTATGGGTTATACCCCCGATCCATATTCTCGTATGATGATGGACGAGGATGACTGGGACGACGATATTGAGGATGACCGACGTTATGGTAAGTCCTTTAGTCGTTTTAGAAAGGCTAAGCGTCATTACACTGAGTCTCATTCGGAGAAGGATCGAATGAAGATGGAAGAGCGTGCCAACGAGGCGGTTATGGAGTCCATGACTACGCTTCGCGAGATTTGGGCAAACGCGGATCCTGAGCTTAGAAAGCGTATGAAGACTGATCTTGCGTCGCTCACAGCTTCTCTGAATGCGTGATATTTATGGTCAGATTTACCATGAATGGGTATTCATGGCGAGTCTGCTACGTAAATCCTCATGATCCCATACTCGTGGATCGCACTGGAGTTTTAACGGTCGCTACTACAGATCCTGGTACTTTGAGCGTTTATATTTCGAATGCTCTTACCGGCAGTTTTAAGACGAGAGTTGTGATCCACGAGTTGGGGCACTGCGCTCTTTTTAGCTTCAATCTATTAGACGATATTCACCGAGTTGTTCCACAAAAATACTGGATCGAAGCGGAAGAGTGGGTATGCAATTTTATAGCAGACTATGGTCAGGCCATATTTGATGCCGGATACTCAGTTCTGCACGAAAATACCCTATATGAGGTTTCCAAAGAGATTGAGAAACTCATAGCCTGAGTCCCCCACGAGGAGGTGATAATGTGCCTGGTTTTGACGCTTTTGGCTGGGGAGAGCTATTCAGTATGATAGCGGTTATCATCTCCTTTGCTACGATATGCGTGTCGTTATTCGGAAAGTCAGCGCAAAACACTAGAAACGAACAGCGAATGTTTGACAAGCTGGATTCGCTTGGAAATATTTCAGACGAGATTAAAAGTGACGTACGTACCGTCTCAAAGCAGGTCAGTTCGTATGGTGTTAGACTCGGTAAAGCTGAGACTGATATTCAAGCGCTAAAAGATCGAGTAGACCGGCTTGAGACAAAGTGTGACGATCGTTTTATGACGCTACATGATTTACGAGAGCTTGGCGGTACCGATTAGGAGGTTGATATTTATGGCTTCTGTTCCTGAGAGGGCTGCTCAGATTATGGAGCACCTTTGCTCTCATTCTCAGCACGGATATTCTCAGCCGAATAGGCAGGGAGTTGGCACAGGTGGTTCTCCGTCGGAGACAATTACTCTGTCGGATGGTTCTCAGTTCAAGATTGCTTATGGTGACAGGGACTGTTCATCCGCTGCAATTGAGTGCTATTATGTGCAAGGAATTAATTGCGGTGGAGCATCATATACCGGAAACATGAAATCTTGCATGGTTGCTTCGGGCAATTTCAAGGCGCTTCCTTCAACCACGTGGAAGAATCCTCAGCGAGGGGATCTCCTTCTCAATTCCGGAAAGCACGTTGCCATGGCTCTTGGTAACGGAAAGCTTGGAGAGTTTCTTAGGAGTGAGAACCACACCATTCATGGTTCTGTCGGCGATCAAGACGGTGGCGAGTCCATCGTAAGGAATCTGTATAACGACAACTGGGATTGTGTTCTTCGTTATGTTGGTCCAAATTCTGATAGTTCTTCTACTGCTGGAGGCGATGATACGGTGACTGGCGTATTTGGAGGAAGGTATCAGTGCAGCACGAACGGGGTTAATATTCGTTGTGCCCCGAGTACAAGCGCCGAGATCGATGAGGGTGCTAAGTACGATGCTGGCGATACCGTAATCCTTGATGACTGGTGTTACGTCGCCGATGGATATTATTGGGGTCGCTACACCACCGCTTCTGGAAAAGTTAGATATCTTGCAATCGGCGAGGTTACTCCAACGCTATTTAAGAAGGTGGATGAGGCTCGTTACAACATTCGAGTTACTACCGATGCGCTAAATGTTAGAAAGGGTCCCGGAACTAATTATGGTATTACCACTACGATTACCGATCGTGGGGTATATACCATCGTTTCCGAGTCTTCTGGGACCGGAGCTTCTAAGTGGGGCAAGCTCGTTAGCGGCGCTGGCTGGATTTCCCTTGACTATGTCGAGAAGGCGTAGGTGATATTTTATGGACGAGAATAAGAAGCAGACTCTTATGGCGTTCGTTCGACTGGCTTGTATGCTGATCACGACCGGTCTTGCCATGGTCGGTATCACGGTCGATGCGGATGCGCTGTTTGTTGGCGCTATGATTGTGCTGGCTCTGGCGGCTTATATTTGGGCTTGGTGGAAGAACAACAACGTTTCCACCGCAGCAACCGAGGCCCAGAAGGTTCTTGAGGAGCTTAAGCACGGCGTCGGGGTTACTATCGAGAAGGGCTCTACTGTTGAGACTTTCGACGAGAAGTAGCTCGCGATATTTTCAACCTCCTTTATGAGGCAGAAAGGAGATTGATATGGTCAATAATGAAAAACCTGATTTTCTGAAAGAGCTTGAAAGACAATTGGATGTCGAATACGAGAAGCGAGGATATTTATCGTTAGGAAGACTATACGAGCAACTTGGTATTAATGTTGAACCAACCAGCGAAGTATGGAACTATGCCTACATTAAAGATAAAGGTCTTTGTCTTCTTGAAGATGTCTACATTGTCAATCACGATAATGGAATTATCAAAAGGCTTGATTTAATTGAACCTGATGATGTAACTATTTTCTAGCCTCAAAGATGGGTTCGTGATATTTTCACGGGCCCTTCTTTTTTCGCGAATTAAACAGTTTCTCTTATGAGAGAATAATCTCTCCTAAGAGAAAGGAATGGAAATGAAGTTTGCCAAGTTCTACATCGTGACGTTTGAGGAGCGTATGCGAATCGGGCGTGAGTACGAGTGGGTTGAGGGCTCTCGTGTCTACGAGGATCTTGAGGCGGTTAGGGACTTCCTCAAGGAGATGTACGAAGTCAACGAGGGCAACTTCCGTCACGCTCACGTCTGGAACGGCGTTGAGATTTCGCACGAGGTGGTTGTTGAGGTCAAGTTCGACGAGGATCTTAAGGATTGGTAATTCTCTAAAGAGTTGAGGGTTTCATGCCCTCTTCTCTTTCGCGAAAATTTCAAAGCGTTTTACGAAGGAATACGCCTTCACAAAACGAAAGGAAGACAAAATGACTGACAAGTTTGAGGAGCTCACGGTTGGGCAGAGGCAGCGTTGCGTCGGGATGGTTTATAACTACATGCGACTTGGTGTCACAGACATCGATAAGCTTGTGGAAAGGACCCGTTTCCCGAAAGCAATCGTCGAAGCCTGCGTTGGGTGCGTCAAGACGGCGAAGGAAACTGTCGATCGGGTTATGAGAGCGTAGATTTAAAAGGTTGAGAGCTTCATGCTCTCTTCCTTTTCGCGATATTTTCAAGGTGTGTTATGAACGGCAATGTCTGTGCTAGAAGGGAGAATGAAATGCGTAGAAAAGACATTGACACGATGCGTGAGGTTAGGCTTTGGATCAGAGATCTCATCATACCCATTGGTACGGGTGCGATATTTCTTTGGGCAAATCCTGATACCAGAAACGTCATCGTCAATGGTTTCAACAACGCAAAGGACACTGTTGTAGACGCGGTTCAGTCGTTCACAAAGAAGGAGGAATCTGTAAACTGATATTTTTAGAGGATCTGTTTTCAGGTCCTCTTTCTTTTTCGAAAATCAAAATTTTCCCGGGTGGGATTTTTGAGAAAACAATCTGGAGGAATCATGAGTATCGAGCATCTTATTGCAATCGCAGCTATATTTCTGATTGGCCTTGGTTTCTTTTTGATCGGGTATGCATCCGGCATCAAATCGCAAAAAACTCGAGATGAGAATTATATTAAGAAAGCTCTACCTAAAACTGTAGGAACACTTCTCATCGAGACGACCGATCCCGACGGTCCGTATTTGTTCGTCGACCTTAATGTTCCGGTTGACGAGGTCGGTTCACACAAAAAGGTCGCAATGAATGTTCAAACAAACGGGCCTGATATTTCGCGAGATTAACATTCCCCTTTATGGATGGTCGTCAAACTAATAGAAGGGAGAGTTATGGACGACATTTCAGAAGCGTTGGATCAACAGATTAGCAACGATTTGGCTAAGATGGCAGAACATGACCCAGGAAGTGAGGAACGCAAGAAGATACAGAATCAAGTTTCTGAATTGTACAAGCTTAGAATTGAAGAGCGAAGGCATGAGGCTGAAATTGAGTCTCAGAATTGGGCTCGAGGAATTAAGCTGGCACTTGAGGCGGCTGGATTGGTTGTACCTAATGGCGTCTTGGTATGGAGCGTGGTCAAGTGTTTGAAGTTTGAGTCCGAAGGAATTGTTAAGGCTGGAGTTACCAGACGAGTTTTGAATATGGTTAAGCCAGGAAAACTCTTGAAGCTAATTAGACTGTAACCATCCATAAGAGGGGTTCGTGATATTTTCACGGGCCCTTCTTTTTTCGCGAATTAAACAACCTCCTTTATGAGCCGGAATCCTACAAAAGGAGGAAACATGAAGAAGGTTAATATCGCGTGCGACTATTACGAGATTCGAAAGATTATCGGAATGCACAAGCATGAAATTCTGAAGTGCTCAGATCGTATTGACGAGGTTATTTCGACCAATCGGTACGGAATCCGAGACAGGTTCAGTTTCGTCGTGCAAATGCAGGCCGAAATCGAAGAACATGAAAAGAGAGTACGCGAGCTTAATCGGATTCTTGAACAATTCAAGAAGTAGGTCTAGCTTTAAAGGTTGAGAGCTTCAAGCTCTCTTCCTTTTCGCGATATTTTCAAGGAGTATTATGACATGGTAAGTACGGAGAAAGGATTGTCATGGACAAGGCTGTTGTTCTTGGTATCAGCGTCATATCTTCGGTCATTATCGGAAGTTTCATTCAAAGTGGAATTGAGCTTGCTGTAAAAGCTCAAGACAAACAGAATGAGCAGAAGGCTTGGCAAGAGGGTTTCGACGCTGGACGAGAGTTTCAGAGAATGCTCGACAATGCAATGAATCTGTGCTCGAACTAAGAGTCAAAGAGTTGAGGGTTTCAAGCCCTCTTCTCTTTCGCGATATTTTCAAGGAGTTTTATGACCAGAAAGGAGGATATATGTTAAAAGATTATCTGGGGTATATATGCTGTAAAGTTAAGGAGCGCGTATATATGCAACTGGCGGAAGGAAAATTGAAATACTACGAAAGTTTGCCATATAGATACAAAGCTATGAATTGCAGCATAGACGCCATGAGACATCTACAAAACATTAAGAAAAGCAAAACTGGTTAAAAAGGTTGAGAGCTTCATGCTCTCTCCCTTTTCGCGATATTTTCATCGACCTTTATGACAAGTAAGTCAAAGAAAGGAGAAGAAATGAGCGAGATTCTGTCGGCAATTCTTTGGTTTATTTTGGGTGCAGTTTGCGCTCTAGTTGGAGCATTAAAGTGGTGCGCTTGGATGATCCACAAAGATCCAAAAAATAGAGAAACATTCTGCAATCCGGAAGACCGTTATGAGACAGCCGATTGGATGGAAAACTTTTTCTACGGCAACAAAAAGGACTAATTTGTCAAAGGATTGGTGTTTTACAAGCACCTTTCCTTTTATTTTTTGCTTTACAAAACCGCAGGTAGATGAGGCGTTCTAAGGCGATTTAAAGCCCTAAAAAGTATGTCCTGGACCAACACACGTGGGATTTTTCTGATTTCGCGAAAAAAGCAAGCACCTTTATGACGGGAATACATGAAAGGAGACAAAATGGATACTATTACGATTCCTTGGATGCCAGTCGAGTATGTTGCGATCATTATTTGTATATTCGCGATCGGTTTTTGCTTGGGATTGCTAGCTATGTATCACTATTGGAACTATTATCATTCCTGATAAAGGTTGAGGGTATCATGCCCTCTTCCTTTTTCGCGAAAATCGCAAGGCGCTTTATGAAGGTAAAGGTTCTATATTAGGAGGTAATCATGAACAAGAACCCTATTCGTAAGTGGTTTGCGTACAACGGAAGGATGCTTACTGCGGTTTCCGAAGCACCTGCTATGAAGGCCATCGGTCTTTATAATAAGTTGTTTCTGGTTAACGCAGGAATCAGCCTTGCGGTCAGTGCTGCAATCGTAGGAGTCGGATTGATTGGTTACAAGGTTTATGAGAAGCTCGAAGAAAGAAAGGACAAATAGCTTCAAAGAATTGGGTCTTTTTCAAGGCCCTTTTCTTTTCAAGAAAGGATATTTATGAAAAACGTACTCGACTTCATAATTTTAATTCTTATGATGATTTGGTCATTAATCTATACAATTGTAAGTGGGATATTTACAATTCTGGTGAACATCTTTGTATGAATTCGCGAAAAAAACAAGCCGTTTTATGAAGAGGATAATTATTAATACGCAACCTATATGGTACTCTAAAATGCGGGCCGTTAATGCTAGCGGAAGGTGTATTTAGCATTCCTCTTCTTTTTCTGTCTCGCGAATAAAACAAGGCTTTTTATGAAGGAGGTGAATAGTATGGCTATTCCGAGGCAGGTTATTTCTATTGGACTGTATATTCTATCCGGTCTCGCAATTGCTGGGGCTTCGTATCTCGATATGAGAGATTCAATCGATGATATGGAGGAGGAGTATCGCGAGAAGATGGACAGGATGCTGGAAGGAGAAGACGAAGAGGAGGAAGAGTAAACAAAGGCTTCCTGAATAGTTAGAGAATTTGATATTTCAAGTTCTCTAACTTTTCGAGAAAGGACAAAATGTGTGAAATAGACAAAAGACGAGACATGACTAAATTGGAAGCTTATATTTCAGAAAGGCCTCAACATGCAGACGTTAGAATTCAAGCATACTCCGATTGGGCTCTTGATGAACTACTCGAAGATGTCATAACCGAAATGGAGAAGCCTCCGTATTATATTTCGGGAGAGGAAGAAATTCCTATAACAGACATCATCGATGCGTTTATTGAGAAGATGCGATATTTTCGAAAGATTGCAAAACCTGGCAAAAAGCTCATGTTTAATGTCGCTGTTAAAGAAGCAGAGAGTCTTCGTTTGCTCTTCTCGTGAAAAATTCACGGTGTATTATGGCAGTAATGTCTAACAGAAAGGAAAGGAAATGAAGGTTATTAGTGCAAGCGGAATTAAAGTATTTGGAAAATCGGTAAAGAAGTTTGTTTCGAAGAATGCTCCACAGATCCTTGCCGGCATTGGTCTGGCTTGTGGTTTGGGAGCTACCGCAACTGCTGTTAGGGGAACCATTAACGCAGTTGATATTGTAAAGAAGAAGGAGGAAGAGAAGGGCGAAAAGCTTACTAAGAAGGAAATTGTTAAGAGTGTTTGGATGGAGTATATTCCAACGGTCGCTCTTAGCGGAGCTTCTGTTGCATGTGTTGTTGGTTCGGTGAACATTAGTGTTCGTCGTCTGGCAACTATGGGTATGGCATATGCTATGTCTGAGAAGTCTCTCGAAGAGTATAAGGCTAAGGCTAAGGATATTCTCGGAGAGAAGAAGGAAGAGGAGCTTCGCGGATCAATCGCTCAGGATTTTATCGATGCAAACCCTCCAGAGGAGCGTCTTATTCGACATACCCATGGGGGAACAACACTTTGCCTCGATAAATTGAGTGGTCAGTACTTCTATTCGGATGCTGATACCATCAAGAGAGCAATTAACGAACTTAATCGGCTTATGCTAAATGATTATTTCGTTAGTCTGAATGATCTCTATAACGAGCTTGAGATTGGCGAGAGCAAGTTTGGAGATAGTTTCGGTTGGAATGCTCATGATGGAGATCTCATTGAGCCGGCGTTTACGTCTGAGCTAGCCGAGGATGGAACCCCGGTGCTGGTCATGGATTTTATTGTAAATCCACGCCCGAACTTCCATTCGATAGACATCTAGGTTATGTAAGCTAGAAAAGAGGGATTCAGAGAAAATCTGGGTCCCTCTTATATTTTCGCGATTTTTTCAAAGCCTCTTATGAGGGAGAGCTCGTTAGTAAACTTCTAGTGAAAGGAAGAATCATGGAGAACGAGTTTGAGAACATGGATCAGGACATCATCGAGTCTGATGCTGAGGTAATCGACGATTCGTCTGATGACGATGACGTGATCGCCGTTCCGGGTCTGCTTCTCGTCGGTGTGGGTGCCGCGGGTGCCGCTTTGGGTATCCTCGTCGATCGAGTTGTAGTTCCGGCTGCGGTTGGTGCGTTCAACGGAGTCAAGAACTTCATTACCGAGCAGATCAACAAGAAGGATTATGTTGAAGTGGACGAAGACAACTCCGACAAGGAGGCCAAGAACTAAGGTTTGACGCCTCTCCCTCCAGAGGAGACTGTGATATTTTCATGGTCTCCTCTTTTCTTGCGTTGTCTAGTTCATAGAAGGAGTTGATATGAAAATTGATATTCCCGACCTTCCAGGAAACTCAAACATCGAAAAGTCAAGGCAAGCAAACACCACCGAACAGCATAGCGAGTCAAAAGCAGTTGCTCAGGGTAGACTCAAGACTGTTAAGAGAAGGACACGCTTATCCGATATTTTCACCCCTGAGGACACAAGCAGTGTGGCGTCTTTTGTCTTTACAAGGTTGATCATTCCTAGGCTCCAAGTTCTTGCTGTGGATACCATCAATGCCGTTGCACGAGCGATATTTCTAGGAGAGAGAACTTCTGAACCGAGCAGAAAAACCCCCGGAGGATATACGTCGTATCAAGGATATTACGGGGGAGAAAAGAAGTCGGCTGCTAAGTTAGGTTCTTCAAAGAAGACGAACGGAAGTTTTCAGTTCCAGGAGGTCGTGGTTGATTCGTATGGAGATGCCCAGCTAATTCTTGATAGGCTCGATGAACAACTTGATGATCAAGGATATGTTACGGTATCCCATCTATACGAGGCCGCAGGACTCCCCTGTCCTTTTACCGGAAATTATTATGGGTGGGAGAACATTTCTTCGGCTAGGATAGTAACCGATTCTGACGGATACCTCATCGAGATGCCTGAGCCTCATGCTCTTAAGGACTGATATTTATGATTAGGTTTGAAAGTGTTTCAGTACACACAAGAAAAAACGGAAGTGTTATTATAGACCCAACCGTGAACTTCTGTTTCAGTCAGGCCAAGAGAATCGGTCTTCTTAAAGTCACTTATGAGTATCATATTTGGTACAATAAGTCGACCGGAACTTGGTTCGGAGATGTAATCGATTCAGATGGTTGGAGAGATCTTACCTTTAGCGAGATCGATCAATTGGTCAAGGAGAAGAAGCTGGAGGAGCTGATTAATCATGACTAACGCAATCGCTAGATTTGCAATTAAGGCGGCTAAGAAGGTTGCCTTTAAGATGGAGAAGCATGCACCGGAGATTCTGATTGGTGCAGGAATTGTAACCGGTGTCGGAGCTACGGTTCTTGCCTGTAAGGCCACAATTGAGGCTCAGGAGGTCCTGGCCAAGGCTAAGGACGATCTTGATGCTGTTCACACGGCTCTTGAGGATCCGAACGTCTCTGAGGATACCTATAACGACGAGAAGGCTAAGCGCGACACGACGTTGGTTTATATTCAGTCTGCGGTTAAGCTCGCTCAGATGTATGCACCTGCGATTGTTGTCGGAGCAACTTCCATCGCTTGCTTCATCGGTTCCAATCGCATTATGGCAAAGCGCCTAGCATCGGTTGTTGCTGCATACGGGGCTCTCGATCAGAGTTTTAAGAAGTACCGAGATCGAGTTCGTGAGGCGATTGGCCCAGAGAAGGAGCTAGAGGTTTATCACGGAGTCAAGAAGCTTAAGAACGGAACTCGAGACGAGAACGGTCTTGTTAAGATCGATGATGCCAAGTCCAAGGCTGTAACTGTCGATGGATATTCTATCTATGCTCGCTGCTTCGATGAGTATAATCCGAATTACAAGGATAACGCCGAGTATAATCTGATGTTCCTTCGCGGTGTTCAGCGTTATCTTCAGGCCTGTCTTGAGCGTGATGGGCACCTGTTCCTGAACGAGGCTTACAAGGAGCTCGGGATGGATATTTCAGATGCTGGGCAGATTGTGGGTTGGATCTATGATCCCGACAATCCTAATCACAAGGGCGATAACGTTGTAAGCTTTGGGCTTTATGATCCCACGGGAAAGAGTCCTGCTCTCGGCGATTTCATTAACGGCAAGACGAATTCTGTGTTTCTTGATTTCAATGTTGACGGTGTGATTATCGATAAGATTTAAGGAGATAGTGATGAGCCGAGCTTATATTTATGCAGCAGTCGGTTTTATCGCTGGTGTTTTAAGTGGAGCGGCTGCGGCTGGGTATTATTTCCACAAGAAGTATGAGGAGAGACTCGACGAAGAGGTTCGTTCGGTTAAGGAATCTTTTGGTCGAGTTTATTCTTATAAGGATTCTCATCAGGACAACGATGGTGAGACTGATATTTCGGTGACCGAGGACGACTCGATTATTAAGCGTGAGGTAGATACATCGAAGACTGATTACACAAAATATTTCGAGAATCCTAACATCACCGACGAGATCGTCATAAAGGATGAGATTGAAACTCCTGAGGAGGATCTGGCTCCGGGAGAGGCTCCATACGTTATTGACGATTATGAGTACATGCAAGACGAGGAATCGACCAAAATCGAACTTTTATATTTTGATGATGGTCTTATCACTGACGAAAATTGGGATCCGGTTGAGGACTTGAGCAGGATCATTTCCAAGAAGGATCTTGAAGAGTTTGTCGAAAGTGAAGAGGATTCCATCTATACTCGATCTGATGCTCGCCACTGTATCTACATTATCGAGAAGCAGGATGAGCCTTGGGAGGGTTTTGTCGAGCGGCACCCAATTATTAAGGAGACCAGTTACGCATGATAAGTGATCGGATTTTAAACGATTACTTTAACTGGATCTATGAAATGATGTGCGACGGGCTTGACGAGTCTTATTATAAACTTTTCGACTATCTGTATAATTGTCAGTTTGTTTGGACCATTCCTGAGGATGCAAGCCGAGCGATTGACGGGAAGAATTTCAGATACCAATTTGGATATTTGTATAGCATTTCTCGTTCGACAATCGACGAAACATTTGGGAACTCTCCTTGTTCCGTATTGGAGATGCTTGCAGCATTGGCGTATCGATGCGAAGACACCATCATGAGCAATACGAAACTTGGTGACAGAACCGCACAATGGTTTTGGAGTATGCTCTCGAGCATTGGTATCTCGAACCAAACTGACGAGGTATTTAACGCTTCTCTTGTTGGACATAAAATTTATATTTTCTTAAATAGAACATATGAGAAAAATGGCAACGGGGGAGCGTTTACCATACACGATAAGTCGAAGGACATGAGGCGAGTCGACTTGTGGTATCAGATGTGCTATTACCTAAACGAACTGGATGGAGATTAGATGACATCAAGACAGCTTGTCGACTTATTTCAAGAATTGTTTCCACGATTAGTAATCGAAAAGTGGCTTCCGGTTAAAGAATCTAGTGTTCCAACAATAAAGGTTGTAACAACAGAGAAGCAATACTATTTGTTTAAGTGTCTCGATGCGACGGCGTGGTCACTGACTAGATGCCGATTGGGGTTTAAAAATGGTATTGACTGATTTTGCTTATAATAAGAACCCTTATGCACCCGGAGATAAAATTATATTTCGTGATGAGGAGTATGTTATGATTGACAACCTTGATCTCGATGAGCTTATTCGAAATGCGACAAGAAGCTATTTCGATTCGTGCGGAGAGAGAAGAACATCTGGTTATATTTCCGGAATTAAAAAGGTTATTTATAATAATCCTGCCACGACCGTGATCTGGCATGATGGAAGCAAGACAACCATTAAGCGTCACGACGAGGATTCGTATGATCCGGTAATCGGCCTTCTCCTTTGTGTAATTAAGAAGACCACCGATGGACAGGGTTATTCTGCTCTTTGCAAGCTTCTGGACGATGCCTACTTCCGAAAGAACGAAATCGCGATGGAGACTCGTGAGAAGGAGCGGAACGAGAGAATTGAAAAGAGGCGTAAGCTCGCAGATGATATTGCATACCTTCGTCATCGTATAATCTTCGAGGACTAGAAGGTTTTATATTTTAATCAATTTCTATAAGCTAGAAGGGAGGTAGCCAATGCGATGCTAGATTTTCTTAAAATAGCAACTCGACGACAAAAAAGCTGCCGTATAGAAGTCTATCCGAAGTTCATCATTAAGAAGTCATCTGATTTAATGATTCGAGGAGGAGACTTCTATGCTGTATGGGTCGAGTCGAAGGGATTGTGGTCTACAGATGAGCAAGATGTAATTGATCTTGTCGATCACGAGATTGATATTTTCATCGAAGAAAACAAGGCGACTTTCGATGACAACCCTCCGATTCGACTCTATATGTGGGATTCGGATACGGGAACGATCGACCGATGGCACAAGTATTGTCAGCGTCAGAGTCGCGACAACTTTCACCAACTCGATGAAAAACTGATATTTTCGAACTCTCCCATCTGTAAGGAGGATTATGCAAGTAAAAGACTCTCCTATCCTCTGGAGGGAGGAAGATGCCCTTCTTACGATCGACTTGCATCAGTTCTTTACGAACCAGAAGAGCGTGCTAAGATCGAATGGGCAATCGGGTCGGTGGTCGCTGGAGAGTCCAAGACAGTACAAAAATTCCTGGTTTTATACGGAGCTGCCGGAACCGGAAAATCCACGATTCTTAATGTCATTCAGATGCTGTTTGAAGGCTATTACTCAGTATTTGATGCAAAAGCCCTCGGTTCATCAAGCAATTCGTTCGCCCTTGAAGCCTTCAAGACAAATCCTCTCGTTGCAATCCAGCACGATGGCGACCTTAGTAGGATTGAAGATAATACTAGGTTGAACAGTCTTGTGTCTCACGAGCTTATGACGGTGAACGAAAAGTTTAAAAGCACCTATTCGAATCGGTTTAATGCGTTTCTGTTTATGGGAACGAATAAGCCAGTAAAGATCACTGACTCCAAGTCCGGTCTTATCAGGCGTCTTATAGACGTGCAACCAAGCGGAAACAAAGTTCCAAATTCGGAATATAAGAAGCTGATGAGTCAAATCCCTTTTGAGCTTGGGGCGATAGCGAAGCATTGTTTGGATTTTTATAAGGACAATCCGAATCGCTATGACAATTATATTCCGACTATAATGCTTGGCGCATCCAACGATTTCTACAATTTCATGGTGGAATCGTATTTCACGTTTAAAGACGAAGATGGCGTTACTCTAAAAGTTGCCTGGGAGATGTATAAAACATTCTGCGACGACGCAAATGTTCCCTATCCACTTCCACGGAGACAATTCAGAGAAGAGCTTCGAACTTATTTCAGAGAGTACAGTGATATTTACACAAACGAAAACGGAGATGCTAAGAAAAATTACTTTTACGGGTTTAAATCTCAGATGCTCGATGTGGTTGATATTTCCAAGGAGCCAGTTGAGAAAGAGGATCTGATCGAGTTCAAAAAGCAAAAGTCGATATTTGACGAGACGTATTCAGACTGTTTAGCTCAATACGCTACCAAAGACGGAACCCCAAGAAGAGCTTGGGATTCGGTCAATTCAAAACTTTCTGAACTCGACACCTCGAAACTTCACTATGTCCGTGTTCCAGCAAACCACATCGTAATCGACTTTGATATTCCCGACGAAAGTGGAGAAAAGAGTTTTGAGAAGAACTTACGTGAGGCTAGCAAATGGCCTAAGACGTATGCCGAGCTAAGTAAAAGCGGTAAAGGAATTCATCTGCATTATATTTACAAGGGCAACCCAGATAAGCTTTCAACTCTCTATAAAGATCATATTGAGATTAAAGTGTTTAGTGGGAAGAGCTCTCTCAGAAGAAAGTTAACCCTGTGTAACGATCTTCCAATCGCTGTTATCAGTTCGGGTCTTCCGTTGAAGGAGGATAAGGTGGTGAATTTCGATACAGTTAAAAACGAGAAGCAATTGAGAAGAATGATAAAGAAGAATCTCGGCAAGGAGTATCATCCGAATACTAAGCCGAGTATCGACTTTATATTTAAGCTTCTTGAGGATGCGTATAGATCCGGAATGCCCTATGATGTCGAAGACATGAGAAATTCTGTAATTGTGTTTGCGGCACAAAGTTCTCATCAATCCGATTATTGTCTTAAGAAGGTTTCCCAGATGAAGTTTAAATCTGAGGAACCATCCGAGGCACGTAGAAACGACGAACAACCGATCGTATTTTTCGACGTTGAGGTATTTCCTAATCTGTTCGTGCTTGTTTATAAGGCAGCTGGAGATAAGCAAACCCCGGTAAAGCTTATTAATCCAACAAGCAACGACATTGAGAAGCTTCTCAACTTCCGTCTTGTCGGTTTTAACAACAGAAAGTACGATAACCACATTCTCTACGGCAGGCTTATCGGATATTCTAACGCTCGTCTTTACCAGCTTTCTCAAGACATGATTGAGCGAAAGACCGGATTCTTTGGTGAAGCATACAACATCAGTTACACTGATATTTTTGACTTCGCTTCCAAAAAGCAGGGTCTTAAGAAGTGGGAGATTGAGCTTGGGATTCATCACCAAGAACTAGGTCTTCCTTGGGATAAGCCAGTCGACGAGAAGATGTGGACCAAGGTTGCCGAGTATTGTGTAAATGATGTGACAGCCACCGAAGCAGTTTGGAATCATCTACAAGGAGATTTTACGGCCCGAGAGATTCTTGCTGATCTTGCCAGCATGACGGTCAACGACACAACAAATCAGCTGACTACCAAAATTATATTCGGCAACGAGAAGCATCCGCAGTTAGTTTATACGGATCTATCGGAAGAGTTTCCTGGATATTCTTACGAATTCGGAGATGACAACAAACCGCATAACATGTATAGGGGGGTTGATCTTGGCTTTGGCGGATACGTTTATGCACAGCGTGAAATGTACACTGGAGATACTGCGCTTTTGGACGTGGCCTCGCTGCATCCGCATTCGATCATTGCTCTCAACCTCTTCGGCAAATACACTGAGCACTTTGCTGACCTCGTTAATGCAAGAATACACATCAAGCATGGCGACTTCGAAGCAGTTCGCCACATGTTTGGAGGCCGTCTTGCAAAGTACCTCGATGACGAGTCAACAGCTAAACAATTAGCACAGGCGCTCAAGATTGCAATCAATTCGGTTTACGGTTTGACTTCGGCTAACTTTGACAATCCGTTCCGGGATCCGAGAAATAAGAACAACATCGTGGCACTTCGTGGAGCTTTGTTTATGAAGACTCTGCAAGACGAGGTTACCGATAGAGGTTTCACCGTTGTTCATATCAAGACGGATTCTATTAAGATTGCTGATGCAACGCCCGAGATCATTCAGTTCTGCTTTGACTTCGCAAAGAAATACGGATACACATTTGAACACGAAGCAACCTATGACCGAATTTGTTTGGTTAACGACGCAGTCTACATCGCAAGATATTCTAAAGATGAAAACATCAATGGGTCTCATGCTGGAAAGTGGACTGCCACGGGTAAGCAATTTCAGGTCCCGTATGTTTTCAAGACACTCTTCAGCAAGGAACCGATCACGTTCGAAGATAAGTGCGAAAGTTTCCAGGTAAAATCAGCACTATATCTTGATATGAACGAAGACGTTGCTCTTGAGGAGAGTGTTGAGAAAGCAATACTGAAAGAGCTAGAGTACAGAGACAAGCGCGATGTTGTTGACGACTTTATTGGATACAAGAATCCTGCGTTCAAGGAAGTATCCGATGACGAACTTCGTTCTATGATCGACAATAGTCACAATTATATTTTCGTAGGACGAGTCGGTCAATTTTGCCCAATTACACCGGGTTGCGGAGGCGGGCTTCTCATGCGGGAGCAAAATGGAAACTATTACGCCGCTACCGGTACAAAGGGATATCGTTGGCTCGAATCTGAAATGGTTCGTGAGTTGGGAAAGGAAGATGACATTGACCTGAAATATTATCGCAAACTTGTAGATGAGGCAGTTAAGAGTATTTCGCAGTATGGCGACTTTGAGGCTTTTGTGGCCTAAACAAACGAAAGGATATTTTACCATGGCTAAGAACAACCTTCCTGATCGCGCTAAGCTCAAGCACTTTGAGATCACTTTCCGCAACTTTGCCGGTCGTGCTGACGGTAAGTATAACCGTGCTGGTAATCGCAACTTCTCCATCGTTCTCGACGACGAGACTGCGGATAAGATGAGCGCCGATGGTTGGAATGTTAAGATTCGTGAGTTTGATGACGGTTCTCGTAGGAACACGCTCCAGGTTGCAGTTCGTTATGACATCGACAAGTATCGTCCCACGGTTATGATGGTGACTCCGACGCACGACGGATATTTCAAGCGTACTCCTCTCAACGAGGACACGATCGACGTTCTTGATAGCGCTCGCATTGCTTATTGTGATGTTACGCTCAATCCTCGTGTCTGGACGAATTCTCGAGGCGAGCAGGGTATTAAGGCGTATCTGACCACTGGATATTTCATCGTTGAGAAGGACGAGTTCGAGGATGACTATCCCGAGGAGGATGAGGGCGTTGGTAACGAGGAGGTTCCTTTCTAAGTCCTCTCTAGTCAACCTCAGAAATACCCTACTCGTTTTGTTACTTTGCGAACTCATGGTAGCGATGTATATTTTCTTATACACTTCCTGCGAGAATCTTATAGAACTAGAGAATAGTAATAAAGGATTCTTCGATGGAGCTACGATACTCGTAATAGAGGAATAAGTTCGCGAAAAAAACAAACCATTTTATGAAGAGAATGAAGAGTTCGAGGGAGTTAATCGTCCCTGCTGAATTGTGGTCGGGGCTGTTCTAGGCAGTCGAGTTCTTGCGAGTGATACTCGTAGATGAATTGTGCCGATTTCATTCTCTTCTCTTTCTTTGGTGCCGACAAACACATTCGATCTCTCTACCGAATGGGCGTGCGGTTGTCGGTTAAATGGCTCGACCGTAAACAATAGAGCAGCAGCCATCTTGATATTTGGGAGGTGATTATGGCTGGAATAAGATTCTATGATTATCAGATCGATGCAATTAAAAAGATGTCAAATGGTTGTATCTTATGCGGAGGTGTTGGATCGGGGAAGTCTTTCACTGCGCTTGGTTATTATTATTTGATCAACGGCGGTGATATTTATGCCAATAAATACACCGTTATGCGAGACAATCCTCCGCTTGATCTGTACATAATCACCACAGCAAGAAAGAGGGATACAAAGGAATGGGATAAAGAGCTCATTCCTTTTCTTCTTTCAACCAATCCAGAAGATTCTCCTTATGGGAATAAGGTGGTTATAGATAGCTGGAATAATATAACCAAGTATGTTGATATAAAGAATGCATTCTTTATATTTGACGAACAGCGAGTTATCGGAAAGGGAACTTGGGTTGAGAGTTTTCTCAAGATAACAGAATCCAATCTATGGATCCTTCTCTCTGCAACACCGGGAGACACATGGATGGATTACCTTCCAGTCTTTCTTGCGAATGGATTCTTCAAGAATAGAACCGAATTCTATGAGAACCATTGTATATTCAATCGATTCGTTAAATACCCAAAAATAGATCGATATGTTGGAATAAAAAGATTGGAGCGAATGCGAAATAGAATCCTTGTCGACATGGACTTCGATCGAAAAACCAAAGCTAAACACTATTATATTTCGTGCAGCTATGACGAGAAGATGTATAACGAGGCTGTTAAGAAGCGATGGGATCCGTTCAAAGAAGAACCAATGCAAAATGCGGGTTCACTTTGTTACGTTTTAAGGAGGATAGTAAATGACACCAGATCTCGAACGAATAGAATCTCGTCTATTATACGGGAGCACGGAAAGCTTATTGTCTTCTATAACTTCAATTACGAGAGAGACAGACTCATCGAATATTGCACCGATAATGCCATACGATTTTCCGAATGGTCGGGTTACGCTCACCAGGAACTACCAGACGGGAAGCAATGGATTTATTTGGTCCAATACACCGCAGGTTGTGAAGGGTGGAATTGTATCAAAACTGACACGATAGTGTTTTATTCTCAAAATTATTCGTATAAAGTTATGCAGCAAGCTATGGGAAGAATCGATAGACTCAATACCCCATTCGAGTATTTGTATTATTATCATCTTGTATCTGATGCTGACATAGACAAGTCAATCGCCAAAGCAATAAAAACCAAAAAGATATTTAATGAAGGAAAATTCGCCCAAAGGAAAGGATTCGGAAATGCTGGTTCGAGAGTTTCAGAGAGGCGTTCCGGAGATTCTGATTCGGAAGACCGACCTTGTAAGCTGTACGTATCGAACTTGTGATATTTGTAAAAGTCGAATTACGGGAGCATACTACAAGGTTCACGGGCTGACAAAGGACAATCCAAAGTCCCGGTTTACTAATGATATTTGTATTCACTGTATGGACAATTTCAATCTTCTTCATGATCAGTATGGCGATAAGGTAAGTGAGCTCTATGTTACTCGTTGTATCGACCCTAAGCATGAAACTAGTGTTCACATAACAGCAGATACTCCGTATTATAGATCTACCGATTATTATGATGACAGAGTTTCGAATCGCTACCACGTTCCCAATATTGCACCGGCAACTGAAAACTTTATTGAGTTTATTATTAAGACGGCTAAGAACTTTGGAATACATGTAGAGGAGGAAAGAATTGAATCAGACGACGATGACGAATGATATCACCCTAAATATAACTTGTCCCGATTGGTCTCAGATGGCTGAGTTGTTAAGACTTCTCGCTTGGATTGAGCATTGCAGTGAATGTGAGATCAATTCAAAATTTGAAGTTGAATTTTTCGGAGACCTTGGGGCAAACGTAAATCTGAATTTTCTCGAGGGGGAAGATTCGTACAATCAAATCAAAGACGAGCTTGAAGATGCTTGTCGAGGACAAAACATGTACGATTATGGCATAAGGCCACAGTTTATATTTTAGGAGGTGAACTGAGATGCCACTTCTTATAGATAAGGAAGTTTATTTTGACATCTATTGTCCGAAATGTAAGCATTATCCTACTCCAGATTGGGAGGATCCGTGTGATATTTGTTTAGAGAATCCGTCAAACGAGTATTCCCATAAGCCGGTTTGTTTTGAAGAGGACGACGATGATTAACACAGAGAAGTTTAAAGCTTGGGCTAATTCTAATAAAGCGACAAACCCATTTAAAGTTTTTGCAGCATCCGTTGGAATCTTGATCGCACTTGTTGTATTCTGGGTTGCTATTACTTTTATTCCCTTTTATGCCCTTGTGAGTTTTCTTACTTGGTGCTTTGGATGGATGGTTGATCTCAAATTTATTGTCGGAATGTACGTGCTTGCGGCTCTTGTGATTTGGCTATCAAGGAAGTGATATTTATGAATAAAGTTCTTCGCTTGATAAAGATCGACTATACCATGTCGGAAGATACCGGTCGGTTCATTCAAGAATACGCTACGGTTAACTCAGTAATATGTTTTGTTGAAGGAACCATCTGTGGCATGGGTGTCGAGCGAGAGCTAAACGATTCATCCCATTATGATAAGGATCGTTACGTTATTCAGGCTCAGATTTCGGCACGCATGACTGATAACCAGTGGGCTCTCCTTAAAAACCGACTGGAAAAGGGTCTGTTTTCTAAGGATGCCAATGGGTTTGCTCGATCGCTGGTGACGTTCGCATGAGAGAGTGGCATTGGATCGATACCGATCTAGATGATAAGAAAGAGTATTACATTCGTGGATATTTGACAGGGATTGGATTAGACTATTTCATACTTGACGGTTGGATTGCATGTTGTATGACTTATTCCCAGTTTGATGGATTAAACAGAATACTTGATGAGGAATTCGGTGAAGACCATGAACTATAAAGTTGTCGTTATATTTATGGTATTCGGGGCAATAGCTCTTTCGTCTCGACTCTTCGAGGTTCTTATCAGAGGAGATGTCGTTCTTTCTATCATTTTCGGAATTCTTACTCTTGGTGAATGTGTCGTTATTGAGCAATACATATTTGAGAATAGAAAGGATATTTGAAATGTCTAATGATGCGGTTAATCATCCTGCACATTATACTCGTGGCAATATCGAATGCATCGATGCGATGATCTCGGCATTCGGAATCGATTATGTTATGGACTATTGTCTATGTAATGCGTTTAAGTACTTGTGGCGCTGTCTTTATAAGGGTGAGACTCTCGAGGACATTGAGAAGGCTCAGTGGTATCTCTATAAGTGGCAGGAGCTTTATTCTAATTCGGAGGATGGAACGTCGGACTCGACCGATTCAAATGCTGTGACTGATATTTCTCAAACTGAAGCCATGGGGTAGAAATGGATTCCAGAAAAACAGTACAAGAGTCTTTTACAGATGTTGGGGACGCGATGAATGCATTCGGAGATGTGTTAAAGCAAATGCTCGGAATTCCGATTGATCCGCCTGAAGTGATACATCTGAGTCCCGATGAGTATAAGATATTTGATGAGGAGGATTCGGATGGGAGTTCTAGTCAGCCCGGCCTACCACACGGGTCCGTATAGTTTTTACGACGAAGATTCTATGCGTGACATTGTTGAAGATGCAATTGCTAGAAATTATTCGTCGGTTAAAAAGATAGCTATTGAAGCACATATGAGTGAGCATACTGTTAGAAAGTGGCTTAATGGAGAACATACGATTAAATACGAAAGTCTAGAAAAGATATTTGCGGTGCTGGATGCTTTGGAGGATTAATGGTTGATTTCGGATATGCGTTTTCTGTTATTTTGGTTCTTTGTATCGGAATAGTTTGCATACTCGGAACGGTTAAGTTGTTTTGCCTGTTTTGTGACTATATTGACAGCGTTCAAAGAAAGAAAATTGGAGAACACGACAGGTTTGAAAAACTGAGAACGTATGCGGCATCAAGACTTAAAAATATAGCGTGGGATAGGTACAGTCAAGAATGGTACGCCGATATTCCTGAGGGCGTATTAGATCTTTTAGTCGGAGATATTATTGACTTCCCTAAAGGATCGGAAGGTTACCAAAAGAAGATGGATCGGCTTTACGATATGTTGACAAAATGATATTTTAAGGAGTATTATGAAGTGGTATGAAAGCGACTCCGTGTATCTCGCCATAGTAATCATAGGTATATGTCTTATTATATGGTCTATCATGGGAAGTGTTGCTTTTGTTGAGTATATAGCAAGTCTTTAAATTAATCCCGGCGTGGCGGAATGGCAGACGCGGTGGACTTAAAATCCAATGTCGAAAGACGTGAGGGTTCGAATCCCTCCGCCGGGACCTTTTATATTTTGGAGTATACAAGACCATGAGACAAACGGGTATTAAATACACTTGCGATAGATGCGGTCTTGAATGCTTTGTTGATTACACCAAGATCGACATAGACACTCGACAATACTACGATAACGGAAAAGAGTCGCATCCTAGGGATTGGTCTTATATTCACGGATGCTACCTCTGTCCTGATTGTGGTCACATCTATCGTGAAAACTTTTGGAAGTTTATCGAAAAGGAGTAGCATGAGCATAGAAGAGCTTAATTGGGACAACCTTGGTCCGGATGGGGGTCCGTATCCCTATAAGCCGTACGATAGCTTTGATGAGTTTATGGCCGAGACCAAGCATCAGCCAGGATACATTCGTAGTATGCTTTATAAGGCGTATCTGACTGGGTATCAGGAAGGTATTACTTACGGCAGAAAGACTGGTTTCTAGGAAGGCTAATGGCTGAATTGATATTTTGCCCCGGTAAGTCAACGGTTAGACTAGGAGACTTTTAATCTCAAGATCTGGGTTCGATTCCCAGCCGGGGCACCTTTATATTTGGAGATTAGATGGAAACCAATTTCTATGATGCTGTGATAGTATGTACGCTCTTTATCACCACGGCTATAACGGTAGTTCTTTGCGTATATTTCATGTATAAGAATGGAAGGTAGTTATGGCTCACATCATAAGTTCCAATTACATCATAAATGAATATCCCGAAGTTTGTGTCGATTGTCCATTTCTTATAAGACGCAAATATGTGGATAACGCGTACGAAGGTATTTGTTATGATTGTATGCTTGGATACATGATACACGGAGACACTCGTGAATATGATGTTATCCACAGGCGTTGGAAAGATTGCCGTATTATGGGAGATTCACGAGTAACTCTCATGTAGTTATTAAACGGGCTCGTAGCACAAAGGTCAGTGCATCCGGCTCATAACCGGCGGATCAGAGTTCGAGTCTCTGCGGGCCCACCTTTATATTTTAGAATTATACTACAAAGTAAGGAGAGAGCATGAGCAGTTTTGTAACGAGCTATTTCTCTTTGGATTCATATCCTAAAACGTGTTCCGATTGTCCATTTCTTAAAAAGCAGAACTATAGAGACGGAGCTTACAGCGGAGTTTGCTATTCTTGCGGACTTGGATATATGGAGCACGGAGACACCCGAGAATTTGATATTTCGCATAAGCGATGGAAAGACTGCATGATCGAAGATGACAAGAGAGTAAATGTCCCTTTTGTCAAGAAACCCGAAAAAGATAACCAGACTAAAATCGCTTATTCCACGGCCAACGTTCTTTACCTATGCGATAGGAAGGCTTGTAAGAAGTGTAGTTTTCCTCAATGTTGTCATACGACCGATATTCGCCACGCAACAAACTTTTCGATGATTCCGGAATGTTGCGATGGAGAAAAGCCGGAATACATAGCATTCTATGTCGAAGACGACAGTTATCCAGAATGCACTCTCGAGCTTGAACACATTAATGATATTTTAGGCCCGGTTGCCATGTGGATTGGATTAGCAGAAGAAGCTGCGGAACTTTCTCAGGCGGCGGCAAAGCTTGCTCGGTTTTATGAGGGGCGCAACCCGGTAGCTTACGAGATTAGAAATCCTGACACATTAAAGGAGATGTTGGTCGAGGAACTAACCGACGTTGCTATTGTGGTCGATGCACTCGGTATGCGAGTTAACCCTGGTTTATATTTGGACAAAGTTTCTCGTTGGACAAATCGAATCGAAGCTGCTATGCCTAAGGATGAGGTAGAGAATAATGAATAAAGATATTCGTTCGTGTATCGTTAAGATCAACTATGTGTCCTCCGTGCTTGCGGGAATTAACGGAGACATCCGAGAGGGTATGCCCGGAAGAGCTCTTAAGATTGCAGAGAAGGATCTTCCTGGGGTAATTAAGATTTTAGATGTTGTGAAAAATACACTTACCAATCTCGGAGAGGGTTCTCATGAGTAGGATTTATTATCTAAGCGGAAACCCGATTGCAGCCATAGAGAATGCTGTATCGAATTATGTTTACAACCATTATGTTATCGACTCTGGTGATGATATATTCAGAGTTAGAATTGTATGGTTTTGTTACATTCTTGGTGGGTGGAAGGCCATGGCTTGTACCGATCTTCCCGATGAAAGATATTTTGAGATAACTTATAATAAGAACAAGAATGAGATTTATCTTGACGTATACGACAAATTTGAGAATGTGGTGATCGACTGTGCATGATTCCGATAAGCATTGTTGTAAGCTTTGCGGAAATGAAACGTACCAAATATTTGTGTATCCACACACCGTTCCCGAGATTATTCCTTTCAAAGCTTATATGGAGAAAACGCCCACTGAAGGTAAATGGCTAGATATCGATCTACGTGTCTGTCCAAAGTGCGGTCATGTTCAGGGGGAGATGCTTGAGAAATGATTGATGATTTTCTCGAAACAGTAGCACATAACGCTTTCTTGTCTGTTTGTTTCTGTTGGACTATTATTTCATTCAGCATTATTATATTCCTTTTTCTTGGGGTGATCTAATGTTTAAGATTGAGATGGTCACGATATCTAAGAAACGATCTGTAAGAATAGACGCGGTATCTAACATCGATGGATCAATCATGTTCGAGGATGACGTAAACACCGCAATTGAAAAGATTGAGAAGAACAACGGTCGAATTGTCGGTATAAATTACAAGTTTGCAGTAGAAAAGAACTATTATATTTACACTGCGATGATTGTATATATGGAGAACGACAATGATTAAAATTGAACATACTCAGGTCTTTGGCTGGGAAGCGGCCATTCGTGGTATGCGCAATCCTATGAATTCGTGGGAGAAGAGTGATAGTCGATATCATAATAATCCTATATATGATAAAGAAAATCCGTTGCTAATTCACGACAACCCGATATTTAACATTGGTCCAAACGATCACGATCTCATGATGCGTCTCGTTAAGGCTGGAGATGAGCACGCCAAGTTCATGCGTATGATCCACGTATCGATGGATATTTTGGCGCCGCTCTACTGGTGGAAGCAGGCGGATACGTATAAGGTTGGGTTTGTCACCAATTCGTGCAGCACTATGCATAAGATTCAGGCGAAGAAGCTTGTGCTGGATGATTTCAGCCACGAACACGTGCTTCGTGATAATTCTGTAACCGTCAATTATGTTAAGAACGATTTTAGAATCCTTAACAACATCCAGTGGCTTATGCTCACCATCGATCTTCTTAATGCAATGAGAGAGGCTTATCTCGATACTAAGAATAAGGATTTTTGGTGGCAAATGATCCAGCTCCTTCCGGATTCATATAACCAGCTTCGTACGTGCGATACGAACTATGCGACGCTTCGTAAGATGTATCATCAGAGGAAGGGACACAAGCTGGACGAGTGGAACGACTTCCGTGCATGGGTTGAGGAGCTGCCATATTCTGAGCTGATTACTAGTAAAAATTAAATTGGAAAGGTTAGCAATGAACAACGATGATATTCTCAAACTGGAAGCTGTTGAGGATTACACCCTATTGGAACTTAAGATTATTATAACATTTCTCGAAGGCGGTATGTTCTGCGACTATAATGGACAGACATACACCAGAGAATACATCAAGAAGATTGCCGAGAAAGGGTATTCTACAAAATGATTAATGAAACCGATTGTCAAAAATGTTCGCATAAAAATATATGCAACAAAAAAGACGATTATATGTCCTATATTTTATCTGTGAAAGAGACAGAGTATTATCGTCCAGGAAGAGTTTGCGTTATTGTACGATGCGAAGATTTTTCGGAAGTTGTTTCTACTCCAAAGTCTAATCTAGATTCTAACGATTTCCTTTGTGCTCCTGGTTTTGGAAGCGACAGACCGAAAGTAGATTATTCTAATAGAGTTGAATAAGGATAATGATATGTCTAACATCAAAGAGAGTTCGATCGAAGCCGAAATTGTGAAAGAGAAAGATGGACTTCCTTACATAGGATATACAACTTGTATGGGTGTAGAAAGACGCAAAGTTTATGATTTGGACAAGAAAGAATTTACTGGAGAAATGGAAGAGGTTGCATTTTTTAGAGCATATGCGTCACCTCGGGTTTTTACCAATTTGTCAAACCTTCGTATTGACATGGCTCTATCGTATTCGGTTGGACAATGTCCTTGGCATGCCGGAGACATACTAAAGTTTACTGGGGAATCTCTCGGTAATTTTGCTAATTCTTCAGATGTTTGTGTTGAACGTTGGACTGACGACCAGGTGTATGCAAAACTTTCTGAAACATGGTTCAATAAGTACGCCGATAAATCCGAATGGTGGGATATGATTAACTTTGAAAATTAAAGGTGTTTATAGATCTTCTTTACTCAGAGCTTATCGCTGGTTGCACAGAATCGATCTCAGGGGTGAATCATGATCGTACGTTTGTCTAATATTCAGCCTGGATATTGTGAGGTTTACTATTACAAGAATTCTGATAAGGCTGAGAATTGTCCGATATTTGAAGGTTGTGTTAGTTTACAAGATTTAACTATTGGAGCAGATTTTGAAAAAGACGAGATAAAAACCGCTAAACGCTGGTTTGCATTCCCTGACAACGAAAAAATCCCTACAAATTCTGTTGGATATCTTACACGACAACTTGCTATAAGGGCTCTGACCGAATACCATATGATGTTCGACGAATGGGAGGATTAATGATCAAGAAGAATAAGGTGGATTCGATTATTATATCTTGGAGTTATGACGATAAGGGGGATGGTATCGTTACAATTGGAGATAAAGACCCCCTGGGAATTGAGCAGAGAATCCGTATTTTGGAGGCTTTTCCGGGAGAGCTGGGACTTAAGTTTCTAAAAAATATCAGGGTGGAGTTTTCTAAGTAGCTTGCTAGAGGGGAGTCGTAGATTTGAGCAGTCTGCGGCTCCCTTTATATTTTCTAGGTGTTTTTGTTTTAATGGAGGTTCGAGATGGCCAAGGTATATTGCTGGGGTAGATATAGAGAGATTGATCCTAAAAAACTTAAAAATCCTCACGAGGACATGGCTTATTTGATTAATGGGAGACGGTACAAGATGATTCTATGTCACTTTGAAGGAAGTGTGCTTAGGGGTTACAATACGCACAAGAAAAAATGGTTTGATTTGTTTGAGGATTATATTCAAATGGATGGAGCAGAGCCGATTGGAGCGAAAATTATCGAAGGAGAATATTAAAGTAAAAGTTTAATATTTTTGAAAGTTGTGTTCTCAAAAACCTTGCGCTTAAAAAGTTAGAAAATGGCGATTTTTGACGAAAAAATGGCAAAAATGACAAATTTTAAAAATTCGCGAAAAAAACATGGTTCCGACTTTTCGTAAAAATCGGTCGAATTGTGGAGATTTGTTTCCATATGGTAACCAAATCTCGCGAATTTTGCAAAAAACGGTATTTTTCAACTTTTTAAGCGCAAGGTTTTTTTCGACTAAATTTATACTTCTACCTGCACTTTTGTAAAAATTTTATTTAAAAAATAGAAAAAGTCTATATTAATGGGAGTGAGGGTAAAAATCTATAATTAAATAAAAACATACTTTTTGCAAAAATGATATTTCCTTGCAAAATTCGCGAATTTGAGGAGAACTATGACAAAGAGTGAATGGCATAAAAAATTCGTTCGACGAATGAGAAATTTGATGTATAATAGACTTCTTACGGAAGCTGATTTATCAAGACTGTCTAATGTCAGCAAGGTAAACGTTTATAGATATTTGAATCAAGGTCGCATTCCCGATTGCATTACTATCGTTAATTTTGCGCACGCATTGGAAGTGGATGCTGATACATTGATTGATTTTGGAGAATATGTTGTAGAAGATCCAACAGAAGGGATTGATATTTATGAAACTTTCAGACGAGGAACTTCGGAGAAGAGCTGAGACGAAAAAACTTCGTATAGAAGACGAAGAGGCTAGGAAAAAGAAATTCGGAGAGAACCTTTCGAGACTGATCAAGGCATGTGGATTGTCACAAAGTAAGATCTGTCGAGAGACAGGGATCGATCCAAATGTTCTTTATGGATATTCTCGAGGTTGGACATCTCCGAAGGCTTATAACGTGGTTTTATTGGCAAAAACGCTAAAAGTCAATTTTTGGGATTTATACCCCCTATAAAACCGCAGGTAAAAGGGCCCTCGCGAAAAAAACATGGTCTTTTATGAAGGGAAGGAGCAATGTGCTCCGAAAAATAACATGATTTGTTATTTTTTGCGACGATTCGAAGGGAGATCCATGGGTTATGTCAGGAAAATTGGAAAGTTCGTTTCAAGCAAATTTAATAAAAGAGCTAAAAAAGATATTTCCTGGTTGTATTGTCCTTAAGAATGATCCAGACTACATTCAGGGTTTCCCTGATCTTTTAATTTTGTTTAATGATAAGTGGGCTCTTTTAGAATGCAAAAGATCAGCCTCAGCCTCAAAAAGGCCAAATCAGGAATTTTATATTTCGAAAGCTAAAGAAATGTCGTTTGGAAGTTTCATATGTCCGGAAAACAAAGAGGAGGTACTTCGTGAACTTCAATCCGCATTACGAGCTTAAGGACAAGCATGCTTTTCTTGGAGCAAGCAAGTACAGTTGGCTCAATTATGACGAAGACCACCTCATTAAGGCCTATGAAAGATATTTTGCTAAGGAATACGGAACTCGTTTGCACGGTTTTGCCAAAGATGCAATTGAGTTACGACAGAAACTTCCGGCAAATAAGCAAACGCTTAATCAGTATGTCAACGATGCAATTAAGTATAGAATGAAGCCGGAGCAGCCTTTGTTCTATTCTTATAATTGTTTCGGAACTGCTGATGCTATTTCGTTTAGACGAAACGTATTGAGGATTCATGATCTAAAGACGGGAACTACGCCGGCCCGAATGGAACAACTTATCATTTATGCGGCTTTGTTCTGTTTGGAGTATTCTGTTGATCCAAAAGATATTTCGATAGTTTTGCGAATTTATCAGAATAACGATTATCAGGAGTATGAACCCACTTCTGCCGAAATAAAAGACGTGTGCGAAAAGATCATCAAGTTTGATAAAATCCTTACGAGGATACGATTGGAGGAATAGGCGTGAACGATGTTGTAGAAGATATTTTGTGCCATTACGGTGTTAAGCGTCGCTCTGGTCGGTATCCGTGGGGTTCTGGAGATGATCCTTATCAGCATAGTGGCGATCTGGCAAGTCGGTTTGACGAGCTTAAAAAGAGTGGTCTTAGTGAAGTTGAAATAGCAAAAGCTATGGAATTTCCTAGCACTACTGAACTTCGAGCAGCAGTAAAGCAAGCGAAACACGAGCAAAAGCGGCTTCAGGTCGAAAGAGCGAAGGCCCTTCGCGATGATGGTCTAAGCGTTTCTCAAATTGGTCGAGAAATGGGTGTCAACGAGTCTACAGTTCGCTCGTGGTTTAACGAGAATCGAGCAATCAATCAGAGACGTGCCGAAAAGGCCGCTGACGCCATTAGAGACGAACTTAAGGAAAAGCATGCCATCGATGTCGGAAGTGGCGTAGAACGCGAATTAGGCATCTCTCAGGGCAAACTTGACGAAGCCTTGCGAATTCTTGAGGCTGAGGGCTATGTAGTTGAGGGAATTGGTATTCCTCAGGCTACAGATAAGACTAAGAGAACAACGGTTCGAGTAATTCACGACAAAGATATTTCAACGAGAGAACTTTATCAAGATTATTCTAAAATTCAAAGTCTCAGAGATTATTACTCTCCGGATGGAGGAGAGCATTGGGATAAGAAAAAATACCCTGCTTCAATTGATTCGAGTAGAGTCAAGATTAAATACGGAGATGAAGGTCCTAAAGGAGACACCGGTTCTGATAAAGATGGCGTTATAGAAATTCGTCCTGGCGTAAAAGACCTTGATCTTGGTAATTCCCATTACGCACAGGTTAGAATTCTTGTCGACGGAACACATTATCTAAAGGGAATGGCTATGTATTCTAATGATATTCCCGACGGATACGACATAGTGTTCAATACAAACAAGAAAAAGGGAACGCCTATGATCGAGGGCGACAAAGGCGTACTTAAGCCGATTAAGGACGACCCAGATAATCCCTTTGGCGCATATATTAAGCGAAACGGACAGAGTTTATATCCTGATCCTAAAGGGAAATACACCGATCCGGTCACAGGTGAAAAATGTTCCCTTTCTGCCATAAACAAGCTCAAGGAAGAAGGAGACTGGGACAAGTCAAGTCGAAATCTGTCTCAGCAATTTTTATCAAAGCAGCCTATGCAGTTAATCAACCAACAGCTTAGTGCGACTCTTGCGGATTATAAATCTGAGTATGATGATATTTTGAAGATTCCTAATCCGACGGTTAGAAAGAAGATGCTACAAGAATTTGCAGGAGAATGCGATTCTGCTACTATTCATTTAAAGGCTGCTGCCCTTCCTCGTCAGGAGACCAGAGTTATTCTTCCAGTTACCCAACTTAAGGATAATGAGATTTATGCTCCATACCTTAAGAATGGAGAAACAGTATGTCTCGTTAGATATCCTCATGGCGGAACCTTTGAGATTCCAGAATTGACTGTAAACAACAGAAATCCTAAAGTTAAGAGTATTTTAGGAAACACTGTTGATGCAGTTGGAATTAATTCAAAGGTTGCAGAGAGACTTTCTGGTGCAGATTTCGATGGCGATACTGTAATAGTAATTCCAACAAACAGTAAAGTACGCATTAAAACAAGCAAACCTCTAGAAGGACTTAAGGATTTTGACCCCAAGTCAGAGTATCCTTATCATGAAGGTATGAAAGTTATGACCAAAGCCCAGACTCAAAGCGAAATGGGCAAGGTTTCTAACTTGATTACCGACATGACTTTAAGAGGAGCCCCTGAATCAGACATTGAAAAAGCGGTTCGCCATAGTATGGTCGTCATTGATGCGCATAAGCACAAGCTTGATTGGAAGCAGTCAGAAATAGACAACGACATAGCTACGCTAAAGAAAAGATGGCAACCCAAGTATGATTCAGAAGGCAATGTTATTGGTAGTGGTGGAGCATCAACACTTCTATCTAGAAGGAAACAATCCGTTTCTGTACCAGAAAGAAGAGGTTCTGCAAGAGTAGATCCTGAAACTGGTGAATTAATTTATAAGGAATCAGGTAGAGAGTATACAGATGCAAAGGGCAATACTGTTAAGGCTATGCAAAGAGTGCCCCTCATTTCTACAGTTGATGACATGATGACACTGTCTACAGGAACTAAACCTGAGAATGCATATGCCAGATACGGTAACCAAATGAAGGCGCTTGCTGATCAAGCTAGAAAAGAATCAGCCAATACTAAGCCTTTGAAATACAGCCCCACCGCAAACAAAGCGTACAAACAAGAGGTTGATGAACTATTACGTTCTTTAGCTGTAGCAGAAAAGAATGCTCCTAGAGAAAGAAGAGCTCAAGCCATAGCCAATTCTGTAATCAAGGCTAAAATACAGTCCTATCCAGAACTATCTGAGCCTGCAAACAGGAAAGATTTGGCTAAAGTTCGTTCTTCTGCTATAGACGACGCTAGAGCAGTTGTTGGCGCAAGTGGTAGAAACACTCGAATTCATGTTACTGAGAATCAATGGAAAGCAATACAAGCAGGTGCAATAAGTGATCATAGATTGCAGAGTATTCTTAGATACATGGATGACGAAGAAGTTAAGAAACTTGCAATGCCAAAAGCTACTACAACTCTATCTACAGCTAAGCAGAATAAGATTAAGCATATGCAGAACATGGGCTATACCATTGCAGAGATAGCAGAGAACATGGGCTATTCCACCAGTACTATCTCTAAGTACTTAACGTCTTCTTAAGGAGGTGAATGCTATGGCTCAGTGTATGCTCACTACAGTTGACAATCCTTACGATCCGTTCGATCAGTTCGATGAGTGGTTCAACTATGACATGGACTTGGGTTACAATTCAAGTGCTTACTTAGCAAGGATCGCATTCACTTCTGATCAACTCTCTGATAAAGAGAATGAGAAGGAGATAGAGCGAGCCATAGATGAGATTATTAAATACGATCCATTTAATTTATATGTAAAAATAAAAAGAAAAGAAGAAGCAGTGGCATAAACCACTAACGATGTGCATAGGGGGGGGGTCTTGAAAAACAGACCCTCCTCTGCAT